TAAAGAGCTAAAGGATGGTTTCAGGTCATTATTGGTTCTTAAGAATAGATTTGGTGCGTCTGACGTAGCCATTGGTGTAGGATTTTATGGTAGATGTGGTATCTTTAAAGAGCTTCCATCTGCGTCTGAAATCAATGATTATGACAAGTATAAGAATCCAGATTGGACTATTATTGATTTCCCAGACAGGGAAGTCGAGATAGAACGAACTAAGAAAGATGATTTACGCGTAACCATAACATTATGATTTAATGAGCCAAATTATAGGACTTGGAGGATTTTCGGGAAGTGGTAAGTCTAGTTCCCTACAGTATTTAAACCCAAAGGAGACATTTATCATTAGCTGTACTCCTAAACAATTATCAATTCCAGGATTTAGGAAGAATTACAAGAAGCTAACTCAGGACAAAGACAAGAACTATGTTGGAAATTGGTATTTCAGCAATGAATTTGCCAAAGTGATGAACATCATGAATGTAGTTAATGTTAAAATGCCGGAGATTAAGGTCTTAGTAATTGATGATAGTAATTATCTTCTTTCACAAGAGGTGATGTCTAGAAGCGCAGAGAAAGGATATGACAAGCATATTGACTTTGCAAAGCACTATTATGATTTAATAATGAAAGCTATGACTCTTAGAGAGGATTTAATTGTAGTGTTCATATCTCATATTGTAAATGACGGTAACGACTATGACCCTAAATATAAGTTATTTACTACTGGAAAGATGTTGGATAGGTCTGTTAATATAGATGGACTGTTTAATTATTTGCTGTATGCAGAGAAGATTGTAAATGATGAAGAGGTTGACTATAAATTCAGAACAAGGTCACTTGGTCCAGATACTTGTAGAAGTACCGCAGGATGTTTCCCTGATTTATATGTTGAACCTAATATGAAGATGGTGATTGACACAATCAATAAATTTGAATACGGAGAATGATAGTTAAAATGCTGTTAACTTTGGACTTTGACCCAGCTACTGGAGAGTATAAATCTCTAAAGCAGGAAATTGTCAAAGAAGAAGTAAAGACTAGAACAGTCAAGGAAGAGGTTCCAGAGACATCTGAGCCGCAAATTACCCTAGACCCTAACAAGTACATACTTAATAAAGCAGCTGCCCAATTAATGGGAGTTGCTTGGGAAGATAGACTTAGTATTAAATATCAGAAAATTGACGGAATCACTTTCCCCGTTATAGGAACTGATGAAGCCTTTGGAACCAAAGGTGGAAACAAACTTACTAAGAGTCTGTCTGTCAGCTGTAGAGGTAAAGCTAATGACATGCTACGTCAGTATGGAGATACATTTACAGTAACTACGATGAAAGGTCAAGACGACCTCTTCGTATTAGTTGGTAATGCTGAAAGGCCGGAAGAGCCTGAAGTAGATAACATAGAGGTATTAGAAGATGAAAGCGACAACATTGATTTGCCGTTAGACACAGAGATTGGAGATGAGTCAGCTAAAGAGATTGACCCATTAACTTTTGAACTTTAATACTTATAAACTATGTCAATGAATTTCAACTTAACAAACACGAACGGTACATCATCTATTAAACCAAGACTGAAACCATGGGAAATCCACGATGTTATCTTCAAGGGAATAACATTTAATGAGTTTAAGGGTAAGAAGGACCCTGACGCAGTGTACAAAACCATGAGAATTTCATTCGAGAATGAGAATGGTGTTTATGAAGAAACAGTATTCTGTCCTAAAGAGGGAGATGATGTAAGACAAGTAAGCTCTAACAATGGAGTTGAACGTGAAAGTCCGTCCAACTTTGAGAAGTTTAAATTTATGTTAGCTCATATTGGAGAACAACTTGCTCCTAAGAAATATGAAGCATTTAAAACTAAAACTTTTGCCCTTCCGGAAGAGTTTGAGAAATTGGTAAAGACATTTGCCGACATCACTAAGGATGCAGTTAATAAGCATACTAATCTGAAGCTGATTGCTAATAAGAAAGGCGAACCTTGTCTGCCTTATTTCGTCAATATCAGTAAAGCAGGTGATGCATATATCTCTAACAACTGGTTAGGAGACAAAGTATTCTTCTCTGACTATGAAATCAGTCAGATGAATAAGCAGAAGAGTAACGGCCCTACTGACATGCCTGGTACAAGTTCTGACGATTTTGCAGCATCTAATGATGCAGCCGCAGATAACGCAGACCTTGACTTTGAAGTGTAATAATTAATTAGTAAATTTGAGGTTCAAACATTAAACATTGAAATAATATGGTATTGGAATATGAACCTAAAATTACTAAGAAGTATTTACTTGAAAGGCAGACTCAGGAAACTTATCTTGAGTACTATCTAGGAATCCCAGTTAAGAAAGGGTTGTTTAAATCTCCGTTGAGAAATGATAATTCTCCTACGTGTTCCTTTTATAGGAATGCGTCTGGAGACATCATATTCAATGACTTCAGCGGACAGTTCTATGGTAATTTCATTAGTGTGGTTATGTATAAGTATAGTTGTACTTATTATAAGGCATTGCAAATAATTGCTAATGACTTTGGTTATATAACTCATAAAACATTACCTAAGAACAATAAGCCTGTAATTGCAAGTAAATCTGAATTTAAGGACGACGGACCTGCGATTATAAGAGCTGATGTACAAGAGTTCACTGAATCTGAACTACAGTGGTGGGCACAATATGGCATTACTAAGGAGATTCTGAAGAGATTCAGAGTCTATTCTTGCAAGGCTGTCTATTTAAATGGCAGTTATTATGCCACTACTGGTCCACAGAATCCCATGTTTGGCTATTATCGTGGTAAGAACGATAAAGGGGTTGAGTTATGGAGAATCTACTTTCCATTTAGAGAAAGAGGAACTACACGGTTTCTATCTAACTGGAAGTCTATCATGTTACAGGGAGCACATCAGCTTCCGGCAGAAGGCGATTTGTTAGTAGTTACTAAGAGTATGAAAGACGTTATGTGTCTATATTCTTTAGGAATTACTGCAATAGCTCCTAATTCAGAGAATTTATTCTTAACTGAATCTCAATTCGAGAAGTTGAGTAAAAGATTTAAGAAGATAGTTGTATTCTATGATAACGACTTGCCTGGCATTCATAACATGAACCAGATAAGAAAGAAGTTTAACATAGACTGCATCTTCATTCCTAGGTCTTATGGAGCTAAAGATATATCTGACTTTCATGCTAAATATGGTAGAGGGAAGACACTTAATTTAATTGAAAGGGCATGGAGAACACTGAAGAAGTAAAACCGAAGAAGAAACGTAACGGTGCATATGCTAAACGTAAAGGTAATAATTATGAACTTAAGATTATTAAGGAATTGATAGGACTTGGTTATAAAGGCCTAAAGTCATCTCGTAGTGAGTCCAAGAATCTGGACGATGCTAAAATTGACATAGCTGAAACCGAGGACAAATTGCCATGTTACGTACAATGTAAATGTACTAAGAACACACCGTCTATTGCTGAAATTATCAAAACATGTGGTCGTAAAGATAGACCCTTAGTAATAATCTGGAACAAGCAGATTGACAAGGGAGTAAACATGGGCTCTGACGGAGAATACGTTATGATGAGTAAAGATTTCTTTTATGAACTTATTAAGAAGGCTACGGAGTAATCTGTGGCTTTCTTTGTTTAGTAATGCTTGATTAGAATATCCTATGGCAAATTTGATATATTCACATCTTGACTTACTAAATCTTGAATCGTCTAATTATTATATCTGCTGATGAACACTTATATTCTGCCTTGTTATAGTCTGGACGACGGTGATTTATGGCTAGAGAAGGTAAGAGCTAGAAGCTTTACAGAAGCTGAGGATAAGTTTATTGACTTATTCATTACAGATTATGACATAGACCCTCCAGGTGATTATGATGAGTTGGCAGGTACTATGGCTAAAGACAAAGAGATAATTATTGGTGACATATACGATATAGAGGAGTTCTAGTCGTACAAGATAACAATGAATGTTTAGAATAGGTTTAGATATTGACGATTGTCTAGCTGACTTTTGGGGTGCTTACTGTGAGTACTTCGATACAGCTAGTAATCCACGTATGCTTGAAGATAGCATGATTACTAGGAATGTACAACGTATTCTTAGTAAGGACAGAGACTTCTGGTTAAATCTCAAAGTAGTTAACAGACCTGATTTTGTTCCGGAATTATATTGCACTAAACGTGTAAACAATAAAACTTGGACTAAGGAATGGTTAAGGCTGAATGGATTCCCAGATAGACCAGTCTATCAGATGTATTACCAACACGGTAATAAGGCTGATATGATTAAAGGTAAAGTGGATGTCTTTATTGACGATTCTTTAAGTAACGTACTAAAATGTCAACGTTCTGGACTGCCTGCATTATTAATGCATACAGAAAGGACTATTGACTTTCCTATGTTTAAAGTATTCTCCTTATGTAAAGATGAGATTATAGATGCTTATCAATTCATGAGGAGTTATGCTTAAAGACATTAAAATTACACCACTAATTGAAACTATCAAGTTCCTTGAGATAAGTGATGAGGAGTATTTCAGTGAAGCTTATTCTGATTACATTAGTAATTCTAGATTGAGGCTTATAAACCCAGAACAAGGAGGTAGCCCAGAAGCTTATTTAGCAGGACTGGGTGCTGATGGAAGATACTCCGATTCGCTGTACTTTGGTTCGGCAGTACATGAATTAGTACTGCAACCAGAGTCTTTTATTCTTGTAGAGTCTGTAGATAGACCAACAGCTAAAGCCGGATTCATGGCTGATGAGCTGTATCCTTTATTTATAGCTAATGGTGTTGTTACTAAGGATGAGATAGTAGTAGCGTCTGACAAGATTAGCTATTATAAAGGTAAAATGGATGAAGACAAAATGGATGCTCTGCGCATAAAATGCGAGAACTATTATGCTCAACGTACAGCATATGAGTGGGGCAGCAAATATGTTGCAGACAAGGTTCCAATTTATCTTGATGCTAAATCTAGAGACAAACTACGAGAATGTATTGTATCAGTTGAATGTAATTCACAAATACAATCCTTATTGAATCCAGACTATTTACTAGAGAAGCCAATCTCTAAGAATGAGTCTGTACTATTAATAGATGTGCTTGTTGAGCATAATGGTCTTAGTAAGGTTCTCAAACTAAAAGCTAAGTTGGATAATTTTACATACAGTCCAGAGTCGAATGAATTAGTTCTCAACGACTTAAAGACTAGTGGACATTATCTTACTAAGTTTCATGAGAGCTTTGATAAGTATCACTATGCTAGGCAAATGGCTATGTATATGTGGATGCTGAAATTGTACATAGAGAATGAATATAAGGCAAAACCCACACTTAAGGCTAATATGTTAGTGGTATCAACAGTTCCGGATTTTAGGTCTGGAGTGTTTCCTGTTAATAATGGTCATATGTTGTCGGGTTTTACTGAATTTACTACGTTGTTGAGGCGTGTAGCATATTACGAGCTTTATGGATACGATGCTGATGGAATACTATGAGCCTACTATGAATGATTTGAAGGAATACTACAAGCAGTACTTCAGTTTAGGATGTCTGGCCTGTGATATAGGAACTAAGTTCGCTTTAATATCACTAATATGCTTTCTTACTAAGCAAGCTAGGAACAAAACTCCTAACGCAACTACTTGGCAAGTAATCCAGAAGATTAGACAGGGCAAAGAAAGTCATAATTCGGAGGGTCTTCTTAAAGGTCTCGCAGTTATATGTGATGATTTTATGAGAAACACTACCGAGTTCTTGACATTTGATTTAAAATCGGCTAAAGATATGGTTGCTAAGATTAATGAAATTCTTGATAAAGAGCTTCCTTGGGAACCTACTACGCCAGAAACGCCATTTTAATTATGGTACATGACAGATATTTGAATAACATGGCTATAATTCATAGTTTGGAAGTATTAGCCAGGAAACATCCCGATATGCGTTTCCACCAGCTGTTATGGGCAGCAGGATTAATAGAGAAACGCTCTGATGAAATCGTAGACAAGTTCTACGAGGAAAGCCGAGATACATGGAAGCAAATGACTAAAAATGAATTTTGCTTTCCGCCAAACGATAATAGTTAAATCTTATTAACTCACTAATTGTTGGCAATTTACTTGTGTAGTTACAAGAAATGTAGTATCTTTGTAACGCTTTCCTCTCGAAGGAGAGTCAGATTAATAGAATTAAATTTAGATTATTTTGCATTAGAACTGTTTGGTAGTTTACTATTAAAGCAGTACCTTTGTAATACAATAACAAAGAGATATGACAATGAACTAATGTTTAAATTCCAATTAATTATGACAAACCAAGTAAATTTTAAGAACGTAGAAGTAAAAGGTTATACTAAACAAGAAGCAATCGCACAAGCACCTTTCCAAGTAATTCGTGATGCAACTCAGGCATGGAAGACAGCTGGTAAACCTATTTCAGAGAAAGCTTTGAAGGAATTTGAAGCAGAGTATCTGGCTAAGCATACTAAGTTTGCTGCTGGCATCGGATGTTCTATCACATTTGAAGCAGGTTCTGCTGATACTCGTGAACGTCCTTATACTATGCGTGACATCAAGAACGAGAAAGGTAAACGTAAATACAAAACTGGCTATCAGGGAATCAATCCTGCAACTGGTGAAGTATTGTTCTTGAACTTTGAAACTAAAACTAAAGCCAAAGAAATCGCTAAGGAACTTTACACTAAGAAAGGTTATACTGGCGATATCTATTGCAAGTACATCAAGGCTGTAGTTGAAGGCGAAGACGGTGCTTTTGAAGTAAAACACACTCCGTCAAAATCAGCTAAGATGGGTACATACATCTGCTTTGGGGTCGAAGGATAAAATTTAACTTCTATTGACTTTAAATATCAAAGGGATTATCTTATGTGAATAAGGTAGTCCCTTTTCTTTTTATTCAGATGTGCATAACTAAAAGAGATTAGATTTTATATAAGCGCCGAAAGGCTATCTAATTTTAACTCAGAAATGAGAGAAACAACAATTACCAAGCTAATCAATCACTTACAAGAAGTTTTAAAACAGAACATTAGTTTAAATGCGTATGCAGAACAAGTAGGTCTTCCACAGAATTACTTCTGGGTAAAGAAGCAAGTAGTAAACAAAGATATAGCTGATGGCAGTATCGACAAGGAATCCTACGACATGATAATGAGTCTGTATGACAAGGTTAGCAAGAGAGGTATTATACGTCGTTCTAAATCGGAAGAAGTGACATCTTCTGAAGAGGAGGAAACTAGTACTGGCAAGATTACATTGGTCAGAAATGATGAAGGTAAGATTGTTAAGTATCAATTCACTATCCCGCTAAGAGACAAAGCACCATTTACTGGCAGTCTTACTAGGGATGAAATGAATATGATTCATAGACTTTACTCTTATTATGGTTCATCCATAACACAAAGAGAAGTAAGTCGTAGCTTCCCTGAATATTCTCTAGAGGAGTTTAAGAAGATTCTCAAAGTCTTCAATATTACTAAAGCCGCAGCACCATTTGCTCCTCATGTTATTGAGGAGAATACTATTGACGAGCTTAAAGATATGCAACTAAGGGAGAAGGAGAATGACTTCCTAAGGGGCATAGAAGCAGAACGCATCAAGAATAACGAGCGACTACTTAAGAAGTATGCCATGGAGAATGCCGAACTGAAAGCTAAAATAGCTGACGGCAAAGCTCTTATAGAAGGGCTAGACTTCAATAATCTGTATGACTGGGGACGTATGCCGACAATTTCTAACGGCAAAGACCTAATCATATGGTTGTCTGATATTCATACTGGAGCCACAGTGTCTCCTCTATCTATTTATCAGAATCCTTATAACGAAGAAGAAATGAAGAAGAGATTTGACATGATTATAAAGAGAGTATATACTGAAGCTTATTACATTGGTGGTGGGTTTGAGAATATAGTCATTTGTAATCTTGGAGATTCTCTTGACGGATATAATGGACAAACTACAAGAGGTGGTCATGAACTGGCTCAAAACATGAGCAATAAGGAGCAATTGCAAACTTATATTAAGTTAATGACTAGCTTTGTTAAATCTCTGATAGAGAATGTAAAGCATACCAATATGTATTATTATTGTGTTGGCGAGTCCAATCATGATGGTGATTTTGGTTATGCTGCTAATTTGGCATTAGCTGCTGTATTAGAACAGTTTGATGTTAAATGTCAAGTATTTGACAAATTTATAGGAGAGTTTACTCTTAACGAGACTACCTATGTAATGTGTCATGGTAAAGATAATAAAGACATGTTTAAGAATCTACCATTAACTCTTGACGTGAAGACAGAGAATTTCATCAATGAATATTTGGACAATAAGGGCATCACTGGTAATGTAATCTTTGTAAAAGGAGATTTGCATCAATCAGCTACCACTTACGGTAGAAGATTTACCTATAAGTCAGTTGGTTCATTGTTTGGAAGTTCCGAATGGATTCACAAGAACTTTGGAAATACATGTTGGAGCTGTGACTATTCTATTGTCGACGAAGCTGGTAATAGATTAGATGGATTAATCACAGCTAAGTCCTAAGTTAGAAATTCTATAATTCCATACAAATAGTTTTGATTCGTCCATATTGTTTAGTAACTTTGTCAAAAAGTTATTAATATATGGACGAACAAAATTTTAAATTTAATTATGTATTCCAGGGACAAGATTGTACCCTATCAACTGGAGTCTATAAGATTACTATCCAGAATCATGTTTACATCGGTAGTGCAGCAATCTCTTTTAGAAAACGGTGGAGACAACACCAGTTAGACTTTATTAGAGATATACACCACTCTAGGTTCGCGCAGAACGCATTTAATAAATATGGCATTGCCACATTTGAGATAATGGAATTATGTCCTAGGGAACTATGCATAGAGAGGGGGCAATGGTGGATAGACACTTTGAAACCAGACCTGAATATTCAAAAGATTGCTGATAGTGCTTTAGGAGTCAAGAGGACTGAGGAAACTAAGCGGAAATGTAGAGAGGCTCACTTGGGAAAGAGGTTGTCTGAGGAAGCTATAGCTAAGAGAACAGCAAAGCAAGTTAAGACAATCTATCAATATGATTTAGATGGAAATCTAATCAAGGAATGGGATAGTGTTAAACAAGCTGGAGAAGCTCTTGGAATTAATAGACCTTCTATTAGTAACTGTTTAAAAGGTAGATACAAGTCTGCTGGGGGATTCATTTGGAGGTATTCTGTGGAAGAGGTTTCTCCTGTGAAGAAAACCAAGTCTATAGAACAATATGATTTGGATGGAAATTTAATTAAAGTATGGGACAGTATAAATTCTATTGAAAATGGGACTGATTACAAAAGGAAGACAATTTATGCTTGTGCAAATGGTCAAAATAGTACAGCGTATGGATATGTATGGAAGTATTGTAGATAATAAACTATGCTTAATGTCAGAATTATTACTATAATGCCTAAGAAACTTACTACTGAAGAATGGATTAATAAAGCTAGAATTAAACATGGAGATAAATATGATTATTCTAAATCTGTGTACACTGGAAGTAGAGATAGAATAATCATCACTTGTCCGAAACATGGCGACTTTACAGCTATATCCGGATTGCATATTTCTAGAGGGGATGGTTGTCCTGAGTGTGCTTCATTAGCTAAAAGTAGCAAGCTTTCATTATCTAATGAAGAATTTATTAACCGTTTACGTGACATGTTTGGGGATAATTATGATTACTCTAAAGTCAAATATAATGGCACTAGAGGGTATGTTACCATAGTATGTCCTAAACATGGTGAATTTAAGGCCCGTGTTGGCACTCTATCGAGAGGTGTAGGATGTCTGAAATGTAAAGAGGAAGAAAGACTTAAAAAGTTTAATGACCTTTACATAAAGAAATTTAAGGAGTACTACCCAGATTTAGATTATAGTAAAACTGTATATACTGGGTGGGATACTAGAATAGTTATAACATGCCCCAAACACGGTGACTTTGAAGTCCTTCCTAACCACTTTCTTAGGTATAAAGGGTGTCCAAAATGCTCTGCTGAAAGTCATGCAAAGTATATGCAGAAGTCCTTAGATGACTTTCTAAAGGATGCCAGACGCATTCATGGCACACGTTATGATTATTCTAGAGTAGAGTACAACGATAGTCATACAAAGGTCTGTATTGTATGCCCTGAACATGGTGAATTTTGGCAGACTCCAAATAGCCATATACAAGGTAGTGGCTGCCCTAGCTGCTCAAGTTCAAAGGGCGAAGAAGAGGTATGTAACATTTTGTTAAGTAATGGAATTAAATTTATAAGGGAATACACTATCCAAGTGCCTAATGAGATTAACACCTCTGGACACGCTTATATTGATTTTTACTTACCAGAATATAATACCTTTGTGGAATATAATGGCATTCAACATTATAATCCTAAAATGGCATTTGGCGGGTCTTTCAAATTTGAGCGACAACAAGCTCGTGACGAGTATGTTAGGCAATATTGTAAAGACAATAATATCAAATTAATAGAGATTCGTTATGATGAAGATGTGTGGGAAGTTTTGACCAGAGAACTTCTTGATAATCAAACAACAAACGAAGAATGCAAATAAGTATTGACCAACTCATGAATGGTAAGGCTACTAGAATAGGTAAGAGAGCATATTTACCAACTGCTGCCTATGTAGAGCCTTTTATTGAAAGAATGTCCAAGTTTACTAAAGACTTTATAGTTGAAGTAGAATTGCCTAAACAGGTCACTAGGACAGTCGATGGAGATGTTAATGCAGATGATATTACATATAATCGTGTATTGATTCAAGCTGTAATGCCAGAGAGTTGCAGCTTTGACAATCATGATGAAGTTATTGGCATGGTCTACGGACTAGATGTTCGTAAGCCAGTAGCCAAGATTTATAGAGGAGCACTTAACAGAGCATGTACAAATCTCTGTGTATTTGACCCAGAATTTCTCCAAATGCAGCCAGTTAATCCAGAAGAAGCCTTGAATTATAAAGCTGTAGAGTATTTATTAAGTCAGACTTCTGATATAAAGCTGATGTTGGAGAATCTTCATAATACTATATGGAAAGCTGAAGACGATTTAGTAAGTTTAAACTTAGGCAAATGGCAAAGAAATGCTATGCATATGGTTTATAATGTAGGTTATGGAGATGTCAAGATAGGAACAGACCTTGTTACTAAGGCGTATAGTTCTATGTTTGAGGACCCAGATTCTTCATATTATATTGGAGTGGGTAATGAGGTGGATATGTTTACTGTGTACAATGCATTTACGCAGCTAATTAGTAATGACAAGGGTAAAGATTTGATGAATAGAGCAGAGAAGACTCTATTACTAAGAAACATATTAAACTTCTAATTAATGTTAGTAATTAAGAGAGACAAAAAAGTAGAACCTTTCGACGTTAATAAGATTGATGCCGCAATTACTAAGGCATTTAACGCTGTTAACGAACCAATTGATTCTGATATTCTTCAGGATATTAAAGATGAGTTGTATATTAACAACATAGTTTCAGTTGAGGAGCTTCAAGACCAGTTAGAGAAAGCTCTTATGGCATGTGATTATTATGATGTTGCTAAGGCATTCATCTTGTACAGGCGTAAAAGGGCAGAGAGCAGGGCTTTAAATGAAAAGAAACAATTCATTAAAGACTATGCTAAAGCCAAGAATGCTGCAACTGGTAGTAAATACGATGCTAATGCTAATGTTACCGAGAAGAACATTGTAACCTTAAATGGAGAATTGTTCAAAGGTGATGTTATTAAGGTAAATCGTGCAATTCTTACTGATAAAATCAGAGAGTTATATGGAGAGGAGTTAGCTAAGGAATATATCCGTATGCTGGAACAACATTTACTTTATAAGCATGATGAAACATCGATTATGCCCTACTGCGTGGCTATCACTATGTATCCCTTTCTATTGGAGGGGTTACAGCCAATTGGAGGTTTGTCTGCCAGACCCAAGAACCTGGATTCTTTCTGTGGCATGTTCGTTAATCTGGTATTTGCGATTAGTTCTCAATTTGCAGGTGCAGTAGCAACTGGAGAGTTTCTAATGTACTTTGATTACTTTGCTCGTAAAGAGTGGGGTGATGATTACTGGAAACGTCCAGAGGAAATGGTTGACAAACACAGAAATATTGACAAGACGTTAGAGCAGAAGTTCCAGCAGATTGTATATTCAATCAATCAGCCAGCAGCTGCTCGTAACTTCCAATCAGTATTCTGGAATATCAGTTATTTTGATAAGAACTACTTTGAAGGTATCTTTGGAGAGTTCTATTTCCCAGACGGTACACAACCTCAATGGGAATCTCTTAGTTGGTTGCAGAAGAAATTTGCTAAATGGTTTAATGAGGAACGTACTAAGTGTATTCTTACATTCCCTGTTGAGACCATGGCGCTTCTAACTAACGGAGAGGATGTTGTTGATGAAGAGTATGCAGACTTTACAGCAGAGATGTATAGCAAAGGACACTCGTTCTTTACTTATATGTCCGATAGTCCTGATTCCTTATCTTCCTGTTGCAGACTTCGTAATGAGGTTACTGATAATCAATTCAGTTATTCTCTTGGAGCTGGTGGTATTGCTACTGGTAGTAAGTCAGTAATGACCTTAAATATCAATAGGTTAGTTCAGGATGCAGTTAATAATGGATATGATATGATTGAGTATTTGCGTGAGAATGTGAAGAAAGTTCATAAGTTCCAAACAGCATATAATGAATTGCTTAAAGACTATTTAAAAGACGGGTTGCTTACTGTATATACAGCTGGATTCATTGATATGAAGAAGCAGTATTTGACTATAGGTGTTAATGGAGTTATTGAGGCTGCGGAGTTCTTAGGAATCCCAGTTAATGATAATCCAACTTATAGAGAGTTTATGCAATCTATCCTTAAAACTATCAGTGATGAAAATCGTAAAGCGAGAACTAAGGAGTTAATGTTTAACACAGAATTTGTTCCAGCAGAGAACCTTGGGGTTAAACATGCTAATTGGGACAGGAAAGCAGGTTATGTAGTTCCTAGAGATTGCTATAATAGCTATTTCTATGCTGTTGAAGACACATCTCTTACCGTACTTGACAAGTTCAAATTACATGGCAAGGAATATGTACAATACTTAGACGGAGGTAGTGCATTGCATATGAATCTCGATGAACATCTTAGTAAGGAACAGTATCGTAACTTGTTGAGAGTGGCAGCAGTCAATGGTACTAATTATTTCACATTTAATATTCCAAATACTATTTGTAATGATTGTGGACATATTGATAAGAGATATCTCAAGGAATGTCCAAAATGTGGGAGTAAGAACGTTGATTATGCTACTAGAGTTATTGGTTATTTGAAACGTATTAGTAACTTTAGCCAAGCAAGGCAAGAGGAAGCTAGTAGAAGATTTTACACTCATGCTTAAATATGTAGGTTTCGATATAGTCTTCAGGGAAATTCCTGATGAGACTACACTAGCCATAAACATATCCAATTGTCCATGTCACTGCAACGGCTGTCATAGCTCTTACTTGGCAGGAGACGTTGGGGAAGTCCTGACTATTACTAGAATAGAGAAACTTATTAATGAGAATAAGGGAATTACTGCCATTTGCTTTATGGGTGGCGATAACGACCCTAAGCTCATTAATCACTATGCTGGATTAGTAAGGACGTTAACTACCACTAAAGCGGCTGATAAGTTTACTATTCATAAGGAAATTAGGTTTCCCAAAGTAACCATTCCTGCCGAAACAGAAATGGAATGGCAGCAAACAGTACCACTTGATATAAAGATTGGGTGGTATAGTGGTAGAGCTACATTGGCAGATGAAATTGATTTGTACAATTTCGATTACATCAAGTTAGGACCTTACATAGAGGAATGTGGACCACTTGATAATCCAAATACCAATCAGAGATTATATAAAACGATAATGACTGATGACGGTCCTAAATTAAAGGATATTACCTTTAGATTTTGGAATAGAGAACTATGAGTACAATAGCTTGGTCAGACGAACAGCTATATGCTATAGATAGAATGATTAGGTTTTTAGATAGTCCAGATAGGATATTAGTTCTTACTGGCTATGCAGGAGTAGGTAAGACAGCTGTTATGAATGAATTTGTGCAATATCTAGATAGTACTAGAGGTTGTGGATTCTTTAAGTTGTGTGCTCCTACTCATAAAGCTAAAGCAGTACTTGAAATGGCTACCGGCTACAGAGCTACTACATTACATAAACTGCTAGCACTTTCCCCTAAACTGGATATATTTAATTTAGACTATAAAGACTTGAAGTTCTATTCCGATGGTATGGGAGACATTCCAAACAAAGGACTAATAATCATTGATGAGGCATCTATGGTTAGTGATGAACTTTATGATTTACTTGTAGACTATTGTGAAACACATCAGTGCAAAATCTTATTTATAGGGGATGTTGCACAGATTGCCCCAGTTAAGAACGGAGGTCTTAGTAAAGTGTTTAGTCATGAAAATGTTGTCCGTCTAACCAAGATATTTAGGCAAGACGAGAATACAGCATTAGCACCAATATTATTAACATTAAGAGAGAATCCTATATCTAAATTCGAAACTCGAATGGGAGAGAAGGGTTCTCTCATTTGTTATAATGACACTAAGCAGTTTATGGTTGATGCAGCTAATAAGATTAATCATGGAATAAAGCATAATGATGTAAATTATACTAAGCTGATAGCTTATACTAATAAGCGAGTTAAAGGATTCAATGATTGTATACGCAGAATACTATACAATGACAATGAACCTTATCATAAATTCGAGTTTCTAACTGGCTGTGAGAACTTTGAATATAATGGAGAAATGTTCTTTAACTCTTCAGACTATATAATTACAAGCATTAGAAGAACCACTAGGAATGTACCTCATTTTACTAGACTTCCAGGGTTCGAATTGGGATTATATGATAGCGTTGATAGACGGCTATTAGACGTATTCATAATAGACCCAACAGACATAAATCCAGACTACCTGCAAACTTTGGCACAACAGATTGAGTCTATAAGGCTAGATGCTATACAGGCGAAAAGGTGGGGTAATAGAACTAAATCTGGATATTTATGGGGTAAGTATTTTGACATGACTAAGTCCTTTGCAACCCCAGTACCACTGTTATTTGATAATAGAGTAATTAAGCCACAAACTTTTGATTATGGATACGCTATAACAGCACATAGGAGTCAAGGCAGCTCTTACAATAATGTGTTTGTAGATACCGGTAATCTTAAGTTGGATAGAGACTTATTAGAACTACGACAGCTTCAATATGTATCTTTATCAAGAACTAAAACAGATGCTTATGTATTGACTTAATACCTATGAATTACTCAGATTTTGTAAACGAAGCTCTATGTAGAGGATTTGAACATCCAGAACGATTATACATGGTAGCTTATAAACTAGACATGCCAGAAGTATACACTCTTTGTACAGAGGAAGAGAGCATATGGCCAGGAATATATGAATATCATATAAATGGTAAGATATTCTACATATTAACTGAACACGAGGCATGTAGAATCGTTGATAACTATCGTAGAATGTTAGCTAGCAAATTAGCTGACCAGTCGATAGATAATGCCATTACTAGAATCACTGATGAGGAAATGGCAGCAGCTTACTATAATGACATATTTGATGTATTTGATGTTGTTCAAGAAGTAGAGCTGGAACTAGATGGAATATTATTTCCTAAATACTATATTGTTGAATGCTAACATTTAAGTATGTTTATGATAGCCAACGTCCTGATGCATTTAAGGACGCACTATCAACAATGAACGGTTACGTATTTAATTTTGAAACTTATGACGTGAATCATTATAAGGAACGTAAGAAGGCTTTCAAGATTAAAGGGAGCTGTAGTGCTAGAGAGAATCCTTTCTTGGCTGTATATGATGATAACGATACATTAATCAAAGCTTTCTATACAGAAGCTGGTGAATGTAATGCAAATCATGTACATACTTGGCTGCAAGACTACTTTGCTACCAATGGTAAGAAGGGCTTTATGACTATCACCAAAGTGTTGGGAACCAATAACGTTAGAATTGAAGAAGGTCATAAGGAGTCTGGATATACTAAAGCATTTATAGAAGGTGCTCCTTTAGAACTTAATTCGAATGATAGATGGTTCAAGACATCTAATGTAATTGAGATTGACTGGGAGAATAAAAGATTCACAACTATAAACTCAATTTATTCATTTACGTTCAATGAAAGTTCAAGTAATTAATCTATCGGATAACAAACTTCCCCAGTATGAAACTCCTATGTCGGCAGGTATGGATATACGTGCAGACTTCAGTAGAGTAACAGTTGACAATCCTATTAAAGCCTATGGTGACTGTGAAATCCTCTTTAAATCTGATATTAACAAAGTTACAATGCTTCGTCTTGACCCAGGAGCTAGAGCACTTATTCCAACCGGATTGAAGATTGCTCTTCCGGAACCTAAAGATGGGCTAGTACCTAAATGTCTAGTGCAGCCTAGAAGTGGATTGGCTCTCAAGAAGGGAATTACTGTGCTTAATACACCTGGATTAGTGGATGCAGATTTCAGAGATGAAGTACATATCATTCTTATCAATCAAGGTCATGAAGCAGTATGGATTGAGGATGGAGAACGTATTGCTCAATTAGTCTTTGACTGGGCTGCTAAGGCTGAATGGGAAGAAGTTGCTAGATTAGATGAAACAGAGCGTAAAGGTGGATTTGGGCATACCGGTGAGAAATGATAAGTACAGTAGAAGTAATCGAGAAGAGTAAAGCCATATCCGACATAGGATTGGAAATCCAGACACTTAATAATGCCTATGCTAATCATGCGAAGGCGATGAGTGAGACTATGGAGAAGATTAAGGAATTGAAAGCTAAACAGGATGAATTGGCTAGAAACCTTATTCAAGAGTGTAATAAGCCTTTAACTGTAAATGATTTAGACACTGACGTATAAAACAACAAATTATGAATTACGAGGAATTTGTAGAAACCATTGAGAAAGACGCTGAACAGTATGCTAAATCTTGTGTATGTGATGCAGATGAGCATGACGATGCCGTGGAAGCAATTGCAGCAGATTATATCGAAGGTGCAATGAGGGCTTTTGAAATCTTAAATGGATAAATTAGTAACTAAAGACAACAAGGGTAAAACTAGAGTAGTCGAGATTAGTTGCGAATGGGATGACGCTCAACATGGCTTTGTTGTAAGAAGAAAGACTTATCAGTATGGTGGCAAAGTAACTGTGCAGCCAGAGATATGGATATTTCAAGGCAAAGCCAAAAGGACTGTTGCAGAACAGGCTAAGTTAGAGTACAATTCTCATCTAAAGAAGTATACAGATAAGGGTTATAAGCTACTTCCATCCTCTGTTAACATAGAGGATGCGAAGGCAGTTGCAGCATTTGTTGAAGAACACCTAGGTGAGGGTGTTACTGATTCAAATGGATTTAAGAAGCATATGAAAGCCAAGAAGTACGAGGAGGTAGCTACTAAGGTATTTGATAAAATCAAGTACTGGCTAGGTTCTCGTAAGATAGACGGTGTCAGATGTTCTTTCTATCTAAAGGACGGAGAGATAGTATCTGCTAGTCGGGGAGGTGGCGATTATGACGCTTCTACAGTACACCTAAGAACACATCCCAAGATGATAGAGTTATTTAATAAGATGCCAGATTTGGTTCTCGATGGTGAACTTTACATTCACGGTCGAAGCTTGCAGTATATAAGTGGTACAGCAAGATTAGAATCTGGAGAATCACGCTGCAATGAATTGGAATATTACATCTATGATACCATGGATGCTAATATGACAGCACAGGAAAGGTGGAATTATATATCTGACGAAATAGCTCCTATACTTGGAATTGTGGATTTTGACCCTAACGCTAATTGGAATGAAGATGACCTGAAGGTTAGAATAGTTCCAGAAGAGGAAGTAGTAGGGTGGACTAACATTCAGAAGCTTCATGATAAATATGTCAGCGAAGGGTTTGAAGGTATAGTTATTAGAGACCCGGACAAACCATATAACTATGGAGGACGTACTAATGCCATGATTAAAGTCAAAATGTATCAAGACGACGAGTTTGAGATTGTTGGCTATAGTGACGGATTACGTCCTGAAGATATGGTGTTCATATGTAAGACTCAGGCTGGTAAGGAATTTGAAGCCAAGCCTATGGGACCTAGAGAACTTAAGTATGAATATCTAGACAGAATGGATGAACTTATCGGTAAAATGGCTACTGTCAAGTATTTCTACTACTCTGACGATGGCAGACCATTACAACCAGTACTTAAGTGCATCCGAGACTATGAATAAGTATGAATTACATTGTAGTATATAGGCAGCAAGGCGAACCTAAAATGGAGTTCTTTAAATATCGCGACGAATCAGACGTTGCATATAAAAGAAGTACATTAATTAGGAATGAAGATGATGTGATTGATATTATGCGGAAGCATTATCAACCAGATGATGATGTCTTTGTTATTAGAGAAACACTATTAAATGTAGATGATTTCTCTGATGCAGAGTTAATTAAAATACTATCTAATGCATTGATGTATCTGTGATTAACAAAACTTCAATATCTATAAGCGCTAAGGTGGCAGACTTATTAACTTCTCTGGTAGGGAACACTCTATCAGAGGAGGATAAAAGTCAGCTATATGAAACTGTATTTGATTTCTATAGAGACCTTCTTAGAGGTTATGACAGTGAGACTATCAATGAAATTCAAGAACAATTAAAAGGTGTAATATGGTAAAAGGGAACTTTATAGAAGTAGTAAATTCATTGGAAGCTATCAACTCCAGATGTTTCAAATTGTCTGAAATGGGAATTGATATTGCCGACAGTGATATAGTCAGTAATGCTGAATGTATAGCCATGGCTATATTTAAGGAGAACTATACTGACGAAGGCATAGACTGGATTATGTGGTGGGTTTACGAGAAAGCCGGAGACCCAGATATAAAAGCCTATGACGAAGAGGGTAAAGAAATTATAAGCACATTGGATGAGCTTTACGAATATGTTGAATCATCCTACAAGATTGTTTAATTTTAATTTATAAGATTATGAACGAGACATTTGACTTTGGAGAAGCTTTATCTATGATGAGAGCAGGTATGACAGTTATCAACTCAAGTAAGAGACGTTACAGAATGAAGGAAGGCAAAATTATCTGTCTTCCCATAGCTGGTTCTAACCAGTACTACGTTGTTACTAAGTGGTTTCCTGATGCCGTTTTAAGTCAAGATTGGAGTCTAGCTGAAGATTAGCTGTAAGCAATTATTGACTAGTTTTGAATGCAATTAAATCAATCACCTAAAATCAATATTAACTATTGTGCTAAGATTGTGGAAATCCACGATTTTACACCACACCCAAACCCTAAGTGCGAGCGTCTTAAATGTGCTCATATAGACGGATATACTATTTCGGTTAGTAAAGATACAGAACCTGGAATGTATGTGTATTTCCCTATAGGATGTGCTATTGACTATTCTTTCTTGTCAGCTAATAATCAGTTCAGACATGTCGAGCTGAATGCTGACAAGGAATCAGCACCTGGGTATTTCGAAGATAACGGAAGAGTGAAGATTATTAAGTTGCAGGGCCATGTTTCAGAAGGATTTATTATGTCTATAGAGTCCATTACTAAATGGATAAGTTCTCTTGGACATACCGAAGCTGTAACTGGAATAGATGCCGGCACTGAATTTGATAGGGTAGGAAACCTGTTTATTTGTAAGAAGTACGTAGTAAAGAATAGAACTTCTGGCTCTAGTAATAAAACTAGAACTGGTAAGCAGCCTAAAGGGTTGAGCAAGTTAGTTGACAATCAGTTTAGATTCCACTACGATACTATTCTTATTAAGAAGTGTCCATGGATAATTAAGCCAAACGACATTATTAGTATTACTAGTAAAGTTCATGGCACGTCTGGAATATCAGCAGATGTGTTATGCAAAAGGCAATTGAAGTGGAAAGACAAGGTAGCTGGTTGGCTTACCTATGTGCCTGACACTGCATATGACTATCTGTGGTCCTCTAGAAAGGTTGTAAAGAACCAATATTATAATAAGGAAGTTAGTGAAGGTTACTATGGCTGTGATGTGTGGGGAGAAGCTCATAAAGTATTACAGCCATTTTTAACTAAAGGATTAACTCTTTATTATGAAATTATAGGCTGGCTTCCTACTGGAGGAGCAATTCAGTCAATGGGAGGTAAAGCTTATGATTATGGTTACAATATGCCGATATGGGACCCTACTACTCAAACTACTCCATATAAGTATAATGTGCATTTTGGTATCAGAGTGTACCGTATTACTTATACTAATCCTGACGGAATAGTGTATGAATTTAGTGCTAGACAAGTGCAACAATGGTGTAAAGATAAGGGCCTCACTCCGGTAACAGAACTGTATTATGGATATGCGAAGGATTTATATCCGGATATATCTATATCTGAACACTGGAATGAGAATTTCATACAAAGATTAGCCGAGGACAAGAATTTCTTCATGGAAGAACTATCTCCGGAATGTCACAATGATGTGCCGCATGAAGGTATAGTGATTCGTATAGAAGACGGTCTATCTGGGGCATATAAGTTAAAATGTAATAGATTCTTATTTGCAGAATCTAAAGCATTAGATAAAGGTGAAGTTGATATAGAATCTGACCAATGAACAGGTATATTATAACTTGCATTAATGATTTCGAAACATATAGTGGATATGCTGCATACGCAGAGAGCTTGTTTGATGAAGACATGAACAATGCAGCTGATGCATATGCTTTCGAAATCGCAGTTGGTATAGTTCCAGATTCGTTTATAGTTACTACAGAAGGTTATGAATATCATAACATGACTGAAGAAGCTATAAGACAGGTAGTTGATAGTATCGAGTGGGAAGATTACTACAACTATAAAATCACTCCTTATGAAGGAACAGATGAAGAATTTGACAAACTCATATTAATATATGATGGAAGACTTAGACAAAGAAATTCGGACTTTAGAGTCGATGAAGGAGAAATTAAACCAGTTCAAGGCTGAGTTCGCTAAAGAAATATTTAAGAAGGCAGACGAAGGAGCTATCTCTAAGGAGGTAGCTCTTGACCTGCTGACTGTCTATGACTTATTACCAATAGCTCCTTGGATAGAACTTCCTACTTTCATGGATAGCTATGATTACTTTGACAGATATTCAACAATCAAGTATATGAACTACTTAGACATAGCCGATTTCAAGGATGAAGATGGTAATGTATCACAGTATACCCAATTTCCTGACCTAACGTGGGATGAAGCTATTAATGAACTATATGAGTTCGTTAAAGAGAAGCAAGTAATCGGTTGTGTGTATGACTGGTAAATTGTTATAATATTAGAGAATGGATAATCTGTCACTATTAGCAAACCTTCCAAACCATGTTAATGGTAAGCATCTAAATGTGTATAGGTGGTTAGATGGATGTGGTTGGTCTATTGATGTGGATGGGCATTACTTCGAGAATCATAGTTTTAATCTTTTAGTACATGAAGTTTTAGAATACTTTAGTTGTTACGAACGTAGCAACGAACGTAGTGGCTATAGTCTAAAAGGAAGCAGAGAGAAGATTATTCAGAAAGTTGAATCAGATTATTTTTATTAATGGAAGATTTTAAATTTTATGAAGTAGGCGGTAAGATTAGAGATGAACTCCTAGGTCTTACCAATAAGGATGTTGATTATGTAGCTGTACCCAGTGAGGAGTTACTGCGTAACATAGAGGAAGCACAATGTTTGGTGGACGGAATCTATCCAAATACTACTAATGCAGTCTTCACTATGTTAGAAAGCCATTTGAGGGAAGAAGGCTTTGAAATCTTCTTAGTAACTCCAGATTGCTATACTATACGTGCTAAGTTCCCAGAAGGATACAAGTATCAAGGTGTGGCAGACTTCGTAATGGCTAGAAAGGAAGTAGGATATGTCCCAGGCACTAGAACTCCCATAGTAGAACCAGGTAACTTGTATGATGATTTATCACGTAGAGATTTCACTGTTAATGCTATGGCTAAAGACCCTGATACTGGAGAAATCATTGACTACTTTTATGGTAAGCATGATATAACGAATGCTTTGATAAGAACTCCCCTCGACCCTGTAACAACATTCGATGATGACCCTCTTAGGATACTTAGAGCCATTAGGTTTGCGGTTACTAAGAGATTCACAATAGAGCAAACAACTTGGCAAGCTATGGTGTTATATGATTATGATTCTAAAATGCCAGTAGTGTCAGAGGAGAGAATTAGAGAGGAACTGATTAAGTGTTTTAGATGCAATACCATTAGAACCTTAACATATCTTGATTACCTTCCAAGACTTAGAGATTATATCTTTAGTAAGACCAATTTATGGCTTAAGCCAACTAACGAGAAATGAGTAGTTATTTATCATTTTACTTAGTGCCTAGGGCACATCCGGAAGAGAAGTTGCTACTTCAATCTTTCAGCAGGTCTAACGAGGTATATCAGAGATTCTCTGACAATCTCAATATAGCATATGCTGGTAATGAGGAGAAGTATACTAAACTCACTATTAGTGATGTTGAATCAGTAATTCAAGACATTGATGCTGACATTACTAAGGCGGAAACAAGACGTACAGAATATGAGAAATTCTGTTATGGTAATCCTGAATCTATAGAGGAGATAATATCCACTAAAGAGTATATACGAGATTTACAAAGCACAAGAGATTATATATCGTTCATACGGGACGTTTTAACTGATTTAGATTATAGTGGATTCAGTGATGTCCTATGTAATATTGATTGATGGAAACATTTGAGTTCTTAGTAACATCAACAGCAATGGTAACGCTTCAAGAGCATATAAAGATACAAGCTCAAGATTTAGACGATGCCATTGCAAAGATAGAAGATAGAGATTACTATGAGGAAGATGGAGAAATTATAGGCAAAGAGTATGAAATCATTGATTATGATGAGGTACATGAGATAGCTGACTGGAAAGATGTTGTCAAATCTAAACCTAAATCTGAAGAATCTTTATGGACAAGCGAGTACTAATAATTTGTAGAGGTATTCAAGGTTCAGGTAAATCTACTTGGGCTAAACAATGGTGTCACGAAGACCCAGAGCACAGAATAAGATTTAACAATGATGATATTCGTAACATGTTAGGTGATTACTGGGTTCCTAATAGGGAGAAGCTAGTTACTGAAGCTAAAGCTAATATGATAACGTTTGCTTTGATTAAAGGTTACGATGTAGTAGTTGATAATATGAATCTGAATCCCAAAGAGGATGAATGGATTAGAACTCTATGTGCCAATATAGAGAAGGACAAGGGAATACATGTTGATATAGAGTACAAGGATTTCTGGACCCCTGTTGACGAATGTATTCGCCGCGATGCTAAAAGAGAACATCCTATAGGTGAGAAGGTTATTAGGCAAACTTGGGAGCGTTATAAGGACTTCATAATCCATGAGGAAATTATGGCAGCCAAAGCTAAGTCATTAGTTCAAGATACTAACCTACCAGCAGCAATCATTGTAGATATGGATGCAACTGTATGTTTGAATACTAGTGGCCGTCCCTTCTACGGAGAAGGTGCAGCTGAAGGTATGCTTACTGATGAGCCTATTACTCCTGTCATTGAGCTTATTAGAAACTTCTGTGATAATTATCCTGCTAAGTTAATAATTCTAACTGGTAGAGAAGACACTCCTGAAGTTCGTAAAGCTACGGAACAGTGGTTAGAGAACAATTGGTTGCATCCTGACATACTTCTCATGCGTCCTGCTAAGAGCTTTACTGCTGGTCCTATATGTAAGAAGAAACTGTATGAGGACAATATCAAAGGCAAGTTCTATATACCTTTCGTACTTGAAGACAATTGTAAGTGTGTGGAGATGTGGAGAAATGAAGGCTTGATTTGTCTACAACCGAATGAGGGTAAGTTCTAATGGCAATACTTGTAGGACAACTGATTGAAATTCTCCAAAAGTATGACCAAGACAGAGAAGTAACTATACATACTCTTAAAGGAGAAACTGTCGAAGTTAACGGATACTTCGTACAAAAAGATTTAAACGACAATGCATTTTATTTGACAGATTTAGATGTAGTTCCAAATGACTGATTTAGAGAAACGATTTCTAAAGAACACTGATGACACTGGTAGATTTATATACCAATCATTAGTGACTGGTAGGAAATACTATGTTGAACCAATTGGAGGACATTCAGATTGGGGAGATATCAATCCCGCTACTAAGAAGGTAGAGGGAGATTATGGTGAGAAGTATAAGGGCAGTGTAAGTGAGAAGGAATCAATGATTACACCAGAGAATGGATTTGTACTTATTGAAACCTTAGAACCTGGAGTATCACCATTATCAGTAATTGAAGAAAGGGATAAGCGATATGAACAAATGGCTAAGAAGTAATTTCGATGATTCTACTGTACGCAATTTGCTTGCTATGGCAGCACCTTGGATGTTAATAGGAATGATAGTTGGGCTTGTAGCTCTGTTTACATGTCCTGTTTTAATGGCAGAATGTTTCTGTTTAGTTCTGTTCTTCATTACCATAGACAGGTATTACGAAATTAAAGACGAGAAGAATGGTAATAGATAATTTTGACCAAATACTAGACATTCTGGAATTTAATAATTCAGATGAGTTCTATTTCTTGCAAATTATACAACGCAAGAAAGACGGCTGTGTTACTGATACTGGTAATAACGGATATAGGACCGTTAAAACTTACTATATATTCAGTAGGGAACAGCTAGAGCGCAAAAGAGCTAGAATTACTGAATTGTGCCAGAGTAATCATGCAAGAGCATACATTACCTTGAATAGACGTAATGCTGAAGAAGTGGCATGTACTGCTATACAAGAGTATGCCAAACTAATCCAAGAAGGCAACTGCTATCAAGGATACCGCATTTGGGATTCATCTTGTGGGCATACTAGAGCTAGAGGCTACAAGCCACTATGGGTTGTGGATGTTGATAGTAAGGACGAGAACTATCTTAACACAATCATAGAAATTGTTAATAGTTGTAGAGGTGCACAAGACATCAAAGTTAAACATGTAATTCCAACTGCACATGGTTATCATCTTATAACGATAAGGTTCGATACTAATCAGTTCGCTCAACAGTTAGCTATTAGGAATCTGGATTCTATAGATATACAGAAAGATAACCCAACGTTGCTGTATTTCGATACAGCTGATTAAGACTCGGTGACGAGGTCTGTGGACAGATTACTTATTATTAATTCTAACAGCTATTAATTAATGAGTAATTTACTAGCTGGAGCAGAACGTGACCCATTTGCTCCTTATAATGTAGAAGAGAAAGTCTTCAAAGTTGACATAAATGCTAAGGGATTGGCATGGTATGAATATTACGGACATTTGGATATAGATGAAGCCATAGAAGCTATTAAGAGCAGAATACAAGCCGCACTTAGTAGCTTAGGAGATGTTGATATTAGTACTGTTGATATTGAGGTTTCATGATATATCTAGTCAGTAATCAAAGGTCACTATTTGAAACTGACGCTTATAAGGAATTATCTCTATCTGATGCTATAGACATGATTATGCCACATAGTTGGGTAGAATATGATTCAGAAACTGCTGGTTTAGACCCCTATACAAAACCATTACTGTGTACTCAGTATGGTTTAGGGGAAGACCAAATAGTTGTTGACAATGTAACTATTCCAATTGAGAAGCTTAAATGTGTCCTTGAAGACCCTACTAAGACTTTCTTAGGTTGGAATATTGCATTTGATTTAAGGTTTCTATATCACCATAAAATAGTTCCTTATAATGTATGGGATGGAATGATTGCTGAGAAGTTACTCTATCTTGGCTATCCTCCCCAGTTTCATAGTCTTTCTTTAAAAGCGGCAGCTGATAACTATCTTGGTATAGATATTGATAAAACTGTTCGAGGGCAGATTATCACTCAAGGATTAACCATACCAGTGGTACAATATGCTGCTGGTGATGTTATGTATCTTACTAAGATTAAAGAGAAGCAAGATGCAGAATTAGAGAAGAAGGAATTAACTAAAGCTGCCGAATTTGAAATGAAGTTTACCCCAGTAATTGCCTATATGGAATATTGTGGAGCTAAACTTGACCCAGTAAAATGGAAGCAGAAAATGATTCGAGATAAGGAGGAAGTTAATAAAGCAGAAGCTAAGCTTAACGAGTGGGTTGAAAATTATTATAATGAACATAAATCTTCTGAAGGCTATATTAAAGCCTGCACAGAGGAAGTGGACATTATGCATGAGAATCAACTATTTGATAAAGTAGGTCCTCATATGGGACAAATAAAGAGGGTTTGTAATCCACAAACTGGGCTAATTCATTATGAATATGACAAACCTTTCCCATATGTTACCAAGAATCTACAAGGCGATTTGTTCAGTGGATTTGATGCTTCAGCTAAGTGTAACATTAACTGGTCTAGTAGTCAACAAGTAGTTCCACTATTTGAAATGTTGGGACTTAATTGTACTACCATTGATGCTAAAACTAAGCAGAAGAAGAAATCTGCTGATATTAAGTTGATAAAGCCACAAGCACATAAGTGTAGTATAGTTCCTCTTTATGTAGAATATAAGAAGGCTAAAATTCTAGTTGATACCTTTGGACAGAAGTTCATAGATAAAATTAATCCAGTAAGTGGTAGGATTCATCCAGACTATTTTCAATTAGGAGCTGATACTGGGCGACTGTCCGCTACTAACCCGTCTTTAATGAATTTGCCACATGACCCATTTACTAGGTCATGTTTCATTTCTGATACTGGATATAAATGGATTAGTTGTGATTATAAAGGGCAGGAATCCTTCTTAATGGCATCCATTGCCAATGATAAAGCTATGCTTGATGAACTTATTAATGGTTCTAAAGATATGCATTCTCTGACAGCCAAGATGGTATTTAGGGACAAAATTCCTCAAGATATGCCTACTGAAAAAGTAAAAAAACAATTCCCAGAACTTAGACAAGAAGCAAAAGGATATGAGTTCTGCTTTAATTATGCAGGTAATGCTTCTACTTTAGTAAGAAACTATGGTATTCCGAAAAAGAGAGCTCAAGAAATTGAGGATAACTATATGAATGGTTTCGCTGGATTGAAGGCTTATCAAGAACGTCAAAAGTCATTTGTTGTACAGCATGGATATATTCTATTAAGTCCTGTGACAGGACATAAAGCATTTATTTATGATTGGGATAATCTGAATAGGATAAATGATGATTTAGGAACAGTAGATGGGCAGTATGCTATGCAAACTCGTGATGAAAGTAATCCATTGGTTCAAGAAGCAGACTTTTTAAGAAGAAGATTATCTGATTCTATGAAGCAATCGGTGAATTATCCGATGGAGGAGACTTGTGTCGGATTAAAACTCCTTAAATTCGGTGAACCCTGAGATGGGAATACCGAGCCAAGCATAATAGTAATATTATGAAGGTGTAGAGACTAGAATATGGATTCCTTACTTCAAGGCGGTAAGGAAGGTAAAATTCCACGAAAAGGGAGAAAATGTTTTAATTATCCAAAAATTATTATTATCTCTGTTGTGAATTAAAAACAGAGTAATAATAATTTATATGGAGACAAAAGTATGTAAAAGTTGCGGAAAAGAACTTCCATTAGAGGATTTCCCAAAAAATAAAGGATGCAAAGACGGTCATACTAATTTTTGCAAAATTTGTACTAAGGAAAAACGAAGAACAAGATTAGGAACATCTATTGAAGTGTTACAGACTGAAGGAATGAATATTTGCCCAGTTTGTAAAAGAGAACTTCCAATAATTGAATTTGCAGAAGATGCAAAAAGCAAAACTGGTAGAAAATGGTTATGTAAATCGTGCTATTCTGAACATTCTGCTATTAATCAAGGTAGAGATAAGAATTATTTCAGAAAACTTCGATTGAAGGTAAGTCCTGAGTATAAAGCTGAAATTGCGGAACAAAAAAGGAAATCACGTGAAAATAACTATGAGGCAGAAATCCTAAGAAAATGTAGGTATAGAGCAGAACAAAGAGGTCTAGACTTTAATTTAGAGTTGGAAGATATAGTAATTCCAAAATATTGCCCTATATTGGAAGTTCCCTTTCAATTTGGGAGTAAGGATGATTATTCTTATTCCCCATCGATAGATAGAATAGATAATTCTAAAGGATATATAAAAGGAAATATTCAAATTATTAGTATGAAAGCTAATACTATGAAGAATTCAGCGACTCTAGAAGAATTATATAACTTTTGTAAAAACATTTTAAGATATAGTCCGAACTACATTGAAAAAGAAAATGTAGAGTCTGAGAATAAAGAGTCTCAGAGATAACATAATGACAAGGAGCAGGGGCAATGTGTTTCAAATTGTCTGCAATTAAGTTCTTCAATTGGCTAAGGAAGAACAATCTGCTATTTATAGTTAAATATTGTGTTCCCGTACATGATGAACATAATGTTGAAGCACCGGATGATATTGCTGAAGAAGTAGGTAATGTACTAGTTAAATGTATGGAAAGTGGAGGCGAACCATTTTGTGTACGTGCTCATTTAGGTGCTGATATATCAATTGAAGACCATTGGGTACATTAATATGATTGAAGTTGAAAGAAAGTATTTAGTGAAAAACAATAGCTATAAGATGCAGGCTCAAAGAGCAGGATTGATAGTCCAGGGTTATCTTGGAGACAATCCTCTCTCTGAAACTAGGATAGCTATTAGGGACAATCATGGTTGGCTATTTATTAAAGCTAAGGGAACCCTTAGTCGTTTTGAATGGCAACAGGAAATCCCATTGTATGAAGCACAGGAGCTTCTAAAGTTCTGTCCTAATATTATCCGTAAGGTACGCTACATAGTATATCACATGGGTAACAAATGGGAAATTGATGAGTTCTTAGGAGAGAATGAAGGATTAGTAATTGCCGAGTGCGAGTTGTCACAGGCAACTCTAAATCCTACTCTTCCTGACTTTGTAGGAGAAGAGGTTACAGAAGATACTAAGTATTATAACTGTAACCTCTCGTCTAACCCTTATATGAACTGGGACGATGACTCTGAATGATTTAGAGAATACAATGGTTGTTCAGATGAGAAATCAACAACTGTATCTGGTAATCACTGATTGCCTACCTCCTAATGCCTCTAAGAATAAAGACATTGTATTCTTAAGCCAGGGTGGTTATATGCAGGGTACATCATACACTTTTAATATGCTCATGAATACCGATGATGAACGTTATCGGGAATGGGATATAATGAAGGTATTTAAGAGAGTATATGATAACTTTGACCAAAATCACAGAGCACCCCACAGTTTAAAACATCTTGACAGTATGCTCGACCTGGTATGTATATGGGATAGAGAGAAAGATACTTGTCAGGAGGAGATAGTCAATGATAATGACTTTGTCTCCGAACAAGATGAATATAGTTCTAAAGAAGTAAAATTCTATTAATGGCTTATTTCGTTGAAGCTGATGACGGGTTTGCAATTAATTTAGACGCAGTTGCTTACTTCAATGATGAATTTGTAAGGTTTGTTAACGATTGGAAGATGGAGATAAGTACCAAAACTTATCATCTACTAAGAGATTATGTTCATTGCAAATCTAAAGAAGTAGAATTAAAGCTTAATGCGCCTAATCAAACCGAAAGTAGAACTTATTAACCAGGAGCCAGGTGTTGAAGGTTTGTTCAAACACATGGAACTGTGTGCAAGGACTTGTTATAAGTCTGAAGACAAGATAACAGAAGACAGTGCTAAGAAGTTTATTAATAATGTCATTATAGCTAGAGGACATACTGCTATGCTAGAGCATGGTACTGTGTATCTTAGATATGACTTTAAGGCTAATGATGATTCTAATCCCATTGCTTACAGACTTCGGAGTAAGTATAATGAGAATCAGTACTCGGAAGCTGTACAAGCACAACCAGTCCCGGGTATACCTGATGGCTTTGTAGCTATAACTACTAACTGTAGAGTATTACTCCAAAATGGTTGGCTTGAGGACTTGCAATACTTGTGTGAACCTACAGAATATCACGTTAAACGTGTCACTGTAAGGTTTATATGTGATATGGGAGTTGCTAGAGAGTTCTGTAGACACAGACTATTTAGCTTCGCTCAAGAAAGTACTAGGTATTGCAATTACTCTAAGGCTAAGTTTGGTAAGGAATTAAATTGTATAATACCGTGCTGGTATAAGAATATGTTCGAAGGTAATTCATATAATATAGAACTATGTCATACTTATGATTTAACTATATCTGAAGGATTGTCTCGAACTGAAGCTGCATGGATACAAGCTATGTGTGAAGCAGAAAGTACATATTTCGGATTGTTGACAGAGGGCGAGCCTGCTCAACAGGCTAGAAATGTACTACCTTTAGCATTAAAGACAGAATTAATAATGACTGGCACTGTTGAACAATGGATAGAGTTCTTGAAATTGAGATGTGCAAATGATGCTCATCCGCAGGCAAGAGAACTTGCAATTGAATTACGAGATAGATTACTGTTGGATGACTATATAGATATTGATGCAGAAGGGAATCTACAGGTATCGAACAGATACTAGGAGATATAAGCGAGAACTTCATAAGGAGGAGGCAAAACTCCTAGACTACAAGATGCACTTAGTTATCAGATTTGTATTGTTCTTAAAGTATCTAATCACATTCAGAATGCAGGACGCCAAAGACGCACTAGACATGGACAAGGAATTGTCGAAAGAGGAAGAAGCATTGCTAAGGAAACATCTTGCTAACTTCCTAAGAAGAGAACCATATGTTAGACCTTATCCTAAAATAGGTCGTAATGCCCCTTGCCCATGTGGCAGTGGCAAGAAATATAAACATTGTTGTGGAAGATGACAGATAAATTTAAATTTGACCCGGAGCACACATTCTTTACGTCAGATACACATTTTGGTCATGTTAACATTATCAATCTATGCAATCGTCCATTTAAAGACGTTAATCATATGAATGATATGTTAGTTGAGAACTGGAATAGTGTGGTCTCTGACGATGATACAGTCTTCCATTTGGGAGATTTTGCTCTAGGTGGTAGTGCAGTATGGAGTAATGTTTTGTCTCGTCTGAAAGGCAAGATTTACCTCATATTGGGAAACCATGACAGGAAGAACATAAGACAAGGTTACATGGGTAAGTTTGAGATAGTGGTCCCCCAAATGCAGATTTCGATAGAGACTCGTAGTATATACTTAAATCACTATCCGTTTCTGTGTTATGGTGGAATATATCGTAAACCAGAGGATGTCGTATGGCAGCTATTTGGACATGTACATTCAGGCCCAAATAGTGCTGGAGCTGATGCAGCTAGACTGCCTTATTTACTTCCAACCCAGTATGATGTAGGAGTTGATAATAATAATTACACTCCTGTATCTTATGCTCAAGTTAAATGTATAATTAATAAGCAAGTGAATGAAGCGCAGGAATCTTAGTGGGATATTCATCTTCGATAAGTTAGAAGGAGAGGAGAAGCCTACTCCTACTTGTCTCGAAGATTGCACTCCAGAAACTAGACTTAAATGGCTAGAAGGACTGGAGAAAGGAGCTCTCATAAATTGCATAGAGCATTTGTGTGAGACTATTAACGAATTTAGTGAATTGTTGGACATTTATAAAGAATAAGTATTATGGCTAAAATTATTAGTAGCAGAAAGAAGTATGTTCCAGTTAAGGACTTAAAGGTGTATCCTAGTAATAAGGAAACTATTGAAGTAATTCCCGATGATGGATTCAATGGAGCTCATCGTTACCGTGCCCAAATGTGTGCTGGCTTTGTTAATGGCAAAACCAAGTATGTGGATGCTACTGACACAATTCAGTTTGTCCACAAGCACGAAGACGGTACAGTAACTCCAGGGTGGCAATCAGAACAACTTGCCCTTATCCTGCTTGACAGAGTAAAGAAGTTGAATGAGAAGTTCCCTTGTGAGCAAAATGCTAAACAAGTTGCTGCTCTAGAAGCTTACCTTGACGCTTGTAAGGAGAGAATTGATGACAGGCTTAACCGTAACGTAATGGGAGACTTGAAGGAATGAAAGTTGAAGTGAATAGAAATGACGAAATGCCAAAAGCAGGAGACCTAGTAATAGACGAGCTTGGAAATATTGGCATCCTAATGCACAATGGTTATATTTGGCTTCTTAAGCATTCAGGAAAGCCTGTAGATGTTCCAACCCTAGTAAGTTACACTGATTCCGACAAATTGTACAAGTTTGAGGGAACTGTGACTCTTAGTAATGATTAAGACTTATTACTATGCAATAGATAAAGATGGGCAGGGTTGGTATTACGACAGCCCGCCTATCTTTGACGGTGAAAGCTGGAATGTGGACCCTACGTATGACTGCTTAGAATGTATGGGAGCTGTTAATGATTTACATCCTGCAAATCTATTTAGCTTTCCAATTCCGGAAGATATGACGTATGAAGATGAACCTATAAAATTTGAAATATGTCTAAAGTAGTTACAGTTCACGGGCATACTCTAGAATTAGATATGGGGCCTTCTTGTCCAAATCCTGGGATAAGAAGACAGCTGGATGCTAAAGGTGAGCCTTACATGTGTACATCCGACCTGACCACTTGGATAGGAATAGACGGGGATTGGTATCGTGTATATGTGCCCAGTGTAGTCTTAGGGTGGCCTGGTATTTTAGAACTGGCTGAAACTGAAGACGAGTTATTAGATTATTTAGAGGACGTATCTGAATTTACTAGAGATGAGAAAGGAAATAACTAATCCTGTAGGTAAGTGGTGGGTCGTTGCCAATAGAAGTGGAGCCCTTCATGTAACTGACGGCGACATGCCGGAGAGGGCTGGCAGCTGTTGGTATGGAGTGAATAACGACTATCTGTGGACTTCTGCCACAGATGATGTATTTAAAGACTGTGTTATTCCAGCTACTACGTTTGATAAAGGCCCACTACAATTTGAGATTGATGAACAGTTAAACACAACTTGGTATAAAGAATGAAACGATTTTGGTGTTGTAGAGACTTAGAAGGAGCTGCTAACGAGGAAGTATTTCTGTTTGTTGGAGAAGAACCACCAATTATGGACGATGATGGTGAGTGGGTAGACCCAAGAAAAGAAGGTCTGTTTTGGTCGGAAGAAGACTTCAATTTTGACTTCGATAAACTTCTGGGAACCGTTAAGTTCCCTGAGTTAAATAAAGGTGAACGGATTGAGATGAATCTTCAGTTTGAATTTGGAATTAAGTAACTATGCGTTATTGGTATTGTATAGACAACAACGGCAATAAGTGGCTTTACGAAGGGTCGGTGGCTCCAGTTAAATATGATGATGAATGGAATACTTCTGATGAAGAGACAGATGACTCTACTTGGATAGGAGAGTTCGATTTAAGAGCTACCTATGGTGTAGGTTTTGTTGAATCACTTCCAGATATTGCTAATGGTGAGATGACTGAAATACGGATTAAATATACAGCCGAGAAATGCGAATAGGAGCTACGTCTGATTTACATGGAGTACTTCCCGCAGTTGAAGAATGTGATATATTTCTCATCTGTGGAGATATCATGCCGTTAAATATACAGCTAAACATGCCTAAATCTAGGCTATGGCTTCAAAATACGTTTATTCCATGGGCTAATGGGTTACCATGTAAACATGTAGTATTCATAGCTGGTAATCATGACTTCTGGTTTGAAAGAAATGGAGGTTTGGAACCAGATATGTACAACATGTTTCATAAGCCTACTGACGGCAAATTGGTGTATTTACATAATAAGTCTTGGGAATACGAGCATGAAATCGAGCCAGGAGTATTCAAGAAGTTTAAAATCTTCGGAACTCCCTACTGTAAGCAATTTGGTAATTGGGCGTTCATGAGAGAGCCTGAACGCCTGGAAGCTAAGTATGCTCATATGCCTAGTGATTGTGATATTCTTGTATCTCACGATGCTCCTAGACTACTTGGGCTAGGTGAGATACATGAAGGAGCGTGGGCAGGAAAAGATGCAGGTAATACATGGTTAGCTGATGAAATCATGCGTAAACAACCTAAATATTGCTTCTGCGGACACATTCATAGTGGGTGTCATGGAATACAGGAATTTAATGGCATGAAGTTCTCTAACGTGTCGTTAGTAAATGAAGATTATGTAGTTTCCTATAAACCTTTGTATTTAAATGTTTAAAAGAATGCCGACTGAAAAAGTAGTTTATACATCTGGTGGTTCTAGCCTATTAACGGCTGTAGCTATAGTATTTGTAATTCTTAAATTAACAGGAACAACTGCTGTTGCAACATGGTCATGGTGGTGGGTACTTGCTCCATTATGGCTGCCAGTAGTCTTCGCTATAGGTATTGTATTAGTGTTACTTCTAATACTGCTAATAGTTGCCGCAATAGCAGCGTGTTCTAAATAAAGTATGGATAAGATTTTATTAATTGTAGACCCACAGGTGGATTTCATCAGTGGGTCTTTAGCTGTAGAAGGAGCTAAAGAGAAGATGGATGCTCTTGCTAGTGCATTACAGAACGGTGAAATTGACTGTGACTATGTAATGGTTACTAAGGACTTTCACCCATCTAACCACTGCTCCTTTAAAGAGAACGGAGGCCAATGGCCTCCACATTGTGTTAAAGGTACTACTGGTAGTTGTATATATGCCCCACTATGGAGTGTAATATGCAACTACGCCTATCGTAAAGATACAGACATCTTTATTAAAGGAGATAGTCCTGACAAAGAAGAGTATAGTATCTTTGATAATCTAGAAAGTCTTTCTGTTATATCAGACATATTACTTGATTTTGAGTCTGACCCAGACAATGAGATTAGAGTAGTTGGTATAGCTGGTGATTATTGTGTGCATGAAACTATATGTGACTTGATAGCTATGGGCTATAAAGATAACATTGTAGTAGACACTAAGTATATTGCATCCATAGATGGTGGAGATAAACTTGCTAATTTAATTAAAAACTGTGGTTTAAAATGGGATTAGTTTATTCAGTATCGGTTTTGTTCTTCACATTCATGATATTTAGAATGTATCTAAAGAAGGACATTAGACCCTATATGACAAGTAGAGTGGTTACTTTACTCACAATTCTAGGGTTGTTGCCTTATGTAAATACGGTAATTATAATTGCAACTCTCGGTGATGCTGTTGTTAAATTCAATGAATACAGGAATCTTACTAAGCAAGAGAGGACAGACAGAATGATAGAATCATTGCAGCTCATCGACTTAGCAATGGAGAGATTAATTGATAAATTTAAAGAGAAATGATAGTAAAATCCATTCTTGATACGGATTTGTATAAATTTACAACTTCGTATGCTTACATGAAACTATTTCCTCAAGCTAGAGGAACATTTGAGTTCTTTGACCGTGACTTGACAGAGTATCCGAAAGACTTTGTTCAGAAGGTGTACTTGGAGTTAAGTAATCTTGGAATGTTGCGTCTTACCAATAGTGAACTTGATTATATGACTTCTAACTGTAGATTTGTTCCACAAGTCTACTGGGAATGGTTATATTCTTTCAGGTTTAACTCTGGCAAAGTGCAAGTATGGCTTGATGACAAGAAACATCTTCATATTACTGTTACTGATTATCTGTACAAAGTAACACTATATGAAGTTCCTGTTCTAGCCATTATATCTGAACTACGTAATCGTGTATTAGGTAACAACTATGACATGTCAGAAGTCATTAAGAAGCTTGAACCTAAGTTAAGGTTGTCGAATGTTGCAGGAATAAAATTCTCTGAATTTGGTACCAGAAGACGGTTCAGTTATAATGTACAGGATGAGGTAGTATCTGCAATTAAGGAAGGTTCTATCTATTGTACTGGCACTTCTAACTGCTATCTGGCTATGAAATATGAAATGCCTATGATGGGAACTCATCCGCATGAGTGGTTCATGTTCCACGGTGCTATGTATGGCTATAAACAGGCTAATTACATGGCTCTTGAGAATTGGGTAAATGTGTATGACGGTGATTTGGGAATAGCATTGTCTGACACATATACTTCTGAAGTGTTCATGAAGAACCTGTCTCGCAAGCAAGCTAAATTGTTTGACGGAGTAAGATGTGACTCTGGTGATGCCGGTAAACATACTGGAGAAAATAAAGAAGTTAATGCTTGTTTAGTTGAATTAGGATTATGAGTGAACTAAATTATGAACATGTATTTGACGTATTAGTTGACAAAACAGCTAAATACGTTACTGAGAATAACCTTAAAGCAATGGTATTAGGCATCAGTGGAGGAATTGACTCCACTGTTGTTGCTGCCATATGCCATGAGGTTAGTAAGAAGACTGGTATTCCTCTTATAGGAAGAAGTCTTCCTATTAAGAATAAAAGTGATGAGTTCGCTACTTCTGTACATGTAGGAGAAGCCTTCTGTAATGAATTTAGTGTTTACAGACTTGAACGTTCCTATCGTGCAGCTTTGTTTGATGCCTGTGCTGATGCAGGTGATGTCAATATGGCTAATTCTTACTATCTCGATGAACTAGAAGAAATGCCTAGTAGAACTCCTATTGCTAATGGTAATCTTCAAGCTAGGTGCAGAATGATGTATCTATATGATATAGCTAGTCGCCATAAAGGATTAGTAATGAGTACAGATAATCAAACTGAATATCAGCTTGGATTCTGGACTATTCATGGTGATGTTGGTGACTTTGACCCTATTCAAGACCTGTGGAAGACTGAAGTTTACGGACTGGCAAACTATTTGCAAGACCATTATAAAAGTAAAGCTTTAGAAGCTCTTCGTAATGATTATAAAGAAACTTGCGATAATTATAAAGCAATGTCATGTGCTATATATAATTCTTGCAAGCTAGTTCCCACTGATGGTCTTGGTATTAGTAATAGTGACTTAGACCAGATAGGTGCTAAGGACTACGCTACTGTGGATGATATTCTTAGTAGATTCATTCCATTCGAGAATTTTAGGAAGAGCTACGACTCAGCTGGACAAATCATGCACCCACATGATGAAATGGCAGAATCTGATTGCTGGTCACAGTTATGTGCTAGACATGGAGAAGATGTAGTCAATAAGGTTTGGAGCCGACATTTAGCTTCCGAATTTAAACGTAAGAAAGCTCCAATTTATATATCTAGGGAATTATATGAATGATTTAGAAAGAAGAGTTCACACAGCTATTAAAGAGTGTTATGATGTAGTCATAGCCCCAACTTATGGGTTAGGTTCTGCATTAGCCGCTGTATTTATGAAGATACATGGAAGAGCTCCACATAGGGCAACTTTTAGGTCAGATTATTATGCAGTAGACTTACCAGAAGGACGAGAATGGTCAGATGCAGAATCTAAAGGAAAGATTGAATCTATTTCCAAGGGCAAACCTATAGACTATTGGGCAACTCAGCACAACCTTTTAAAGTTGTTTCCAGATGCAGTTCATATAAGGTGGGGAGATGATTACTTCTTATTCACTGATGAGTATATTATAGACCTTCAGGACCTAGAAATTCTAATGTTGAATACTGATGATATTCCAAAAGAAATAGTAGATTGCTTGGTATATGAAGAGGCTAAAGCTACTATGGAATACGTAACCTACAGTAATCAAGGATTCAGAACTACACTCATGAAGGTAAAAGAGCAAGATTGTGATATACAATCTAATTATAATGATGACTTACCACATCAACAAATAACCGATATGATAAATTCCAAGGAGAGTGGAATTGCCATATTACACGGAGTTCCTGGTTGCGGTAAGACTAGTTATATTAGAAAGTTAATAGCCGACAATCCAGGTAAGAAGTTTGTGTTCTTAGATGCTTCTACGTTTCAATACATTGGAGATGCTTCATTTATTGAACTTCTTACTAATAAGAGAGATTCAGTGTTTGTAGTAGAAGACTGCGAGGACTTATTAGTAAGTAGGGACACTAAAGGAAATCACAGAATATCCTCTTTACTAAACCTGTCAGATGGTATACTTGGAGACTCTTTAAACCTTAAGTTCATATGTACCTTTAATGCTGATATTAGTAGTATTGATAAAGCATTATTACGTAAAGGAAGATTGAAAGTTAAATATGAATTTGGTAAACTTACCAAAGATAAAGCTACTGCCTTAGCTGTTAAACTTGGTAAGACTGAACCTGTAACTGAAGACATGGCATTGTGTGATGTCTATAATTTAGGCACAGACAATGGTGGTGAACAAATTGAAAGTGATAGACCTAAAATTGGATTTAGATGAAAATGAAATTGTATTATGGAGCCTTAGCCTTGCTTTGGCTCCTTTCTAGTTGTACTCCAAGTAGTAATGTAACTGACAACCATGACAAGGTTGGAACTTGTCGTAATGGTCATATCAAAGCTCTTACTTTGAATGGTCATACATATTACTGGCAAAATCATTGGTTTGCACATGCAGGAGACTGTAAGAAGTGTAAGCATGAACTTGATAGTATAGTTAAAGCAGCAGTTAAGGAGGCAATGCAATGCGAGTAGGATTATTCTTTGGCTCATTTGACCCTCCTCACATCGGGCATGTGAATGTGGTAATGGGAGCTATTAACTCCAATCAGGTGGATAGAGTATTAGTAATTCCTGCATATCAAAACTTATGGAAGGAAAATAGCTCTAAATTTTCATATAGGTATGCTATGAGTTGTATGCAATTCGACACTTTACCTTTTGTGCATGTAAGTGATGTAGAGAAAGACTTAGCAGGTCCTGCGTATCCTAGAGGTATACCCACATACGTTGTATTAGAGGAATTAAAGTCTAGAATGCCAGAGGATGAATTAGTAATCATTACTACTCCAGAAACCTATAAGGATATTCCTGAATGGCATAAAGGGTCTGTAATATTGTGTGACTATAAATTCCTCATGGTGGTAAGTGGAGAGGAGACTCCACAAGACCTTCCGGAGAATGTACATGTTGTATACGTTCCGCAAATAACAATATGCTCTACTTGCATTCGCAATAGAGTAAAGCTTGGAGTGTATATCCAGCCATTTGTAAAAGATACTGTAGAAGCATTTATTGACCAATATAGATTATATGTATAAAGCTGGATTAACTGAAGAATTTTATTAATGAAGAATTATCCTATTAAAATTGAAACTGGTGAACACGCTGGGGAGACAGTTTGGGTTCACCGTAGTATAGCCGTTGCAGGATTTATATTCTGTAGGATTAACAATGAATGGTGTGTTCTTGCTAATCAAAGAGGTGAAGGAGCACCAGACTTTCAAGGATATTGGAACTGTCCTTGTGGCTATTTGGACTTTGATGAGACATTAGCAGAAGCCTGCTCTAGGGAAATCTACGAGGAAACTGGAGTTAAGATTGAACCTAGTGCTCTTTATATGTGTAGTGTTAACGATGACCCAAAGGACTCTAACAGACAGAATGTTACTATGAGGTTCATGGCTGTAGTAGACGAGAGCCATATTGGAATTTCTACTAATGCTATCAAAGGACAGCTAGGCGGAGAGGAGAATGAGGTAAAGGCTATCATGTGGGTTAAAATATCTGACCTTGATAATTACCAGTGGGCGTTTAATCATAGACATCTCATTGAAGGCATCTTTTATACTTATGTAGATTATGAAGAAGTAGAAGGTTTAGACGATTTATTTGCTGAATGACATACTTCATTAGTGGACACAGAGACATAACTCCTGAAGAATTTGAGAAGTTCTACGTTCCAGCAATTGTTGATGTAATAGATACATGCAACGATAATTACGATGACTGTGAATTTGTAGTCGGAGATTGTAGGGGTTGTGATGAAATGGCAGCTAATTTCATAGCAAATTACATTAAGGAGAATACAGATGATACAGAGTGTCCTCCATGTATTTTGTGCATTTATCATATGTTCTCTGAACCTAGGTTTAGAGTAGGCGTAGCTGGACAAGACGGTTTTTATCATGTTGACATGGTAGATGAGCTCAATGCAGACTTATGCGAGGATGATGACCCATATACCATAGATGATTGTCCTATTGTACATTATGTAGGTGGATTTAAGACAGATAGAGACCGTGATTCTGCTATGACCAATGTTTCAAGTGAGGATATTGCCTTTATAAGAAGCAAATCTAAATGGGATTCTGGTACAGCAGAGAATATATTACGTAGGCACACTATGAAATATCTAAACCCTAGTTTCTATGGACAACAGTAAAGATTGGGGTGAGTTCCTGGAGGGTATTAAAGCTGCACAGCAAGCAGCTGAAGCTCAAAAGGAAGCTAATGAGCAACATAAAAAGTATGAAAGATTGAGATTTGAATTTACATTAGCATTAATCAATAACAATGACCTCTTACATGAGAGGTCATTTAAAGAGATATGTCAATTGGGAGTTGAATTAACAGATGAATTTATGAAACATGAATCTGAAAAAGGGAAAGTTTAAAATTGTTGAGGGAACAAGAGTTAGAATGGTTTCTTCAAAAGATACTCATATAGTCGAAGGAGCTTACGGTACTGTAGTCAGTCCTGGTATAAGAGAGTCGGAAGTGCGTTGGGATAGTATGTTAGCAATTAGAGCAGATTATAGATACAGAAATGAACTAGAAGATGCTCTTATCATTCCAGTTTATAATGACTTATTGGACCCTTCTGGAAACTTCCAGATTTGGACTCCTGAACCTATTGCGCGAATATACCTTGACGATTGTATCAAGTATATAGGAGAGGATACAAAAGACCTCAAATATGGTGATTTGCTTTGTGTATATTCTATGACTTTATCAGAGCATTCATTGTATGCAATACAGTTAAGTAATTACAAACTACACAAATTGGACACCAGTGTCTGTGCATTAGAAGGAAAGGGATATGCTTTAGCTAAAGACACTAAGGTCAAAGTAGTCCTAGACTCCGCTTATACAGAAGTTGGACAAACTGGTAAAACTTATCGTACTGATTACAGGTCAGCACTGCCCTATGAAGTTATTATGGATAAGGGTGGTTGTGTTTGGGTTGCTGGATGTACCATACAGAATGTTGATACTGAAGTGTACATAGAAGAGTATTCAGCAGATGTTGAGAATGAAGTATCACCAGACAAGTAACATTTTATGAAAAGGATTAACAAATATTTATTTCTAGACGTAGACGGGGTTCTCAATAGTGTCTCATGGTACAGAGAAGAATGGAATAAGGACCATGTGTATCCTCAAGGTGACTTTGACCCTAAGTGTGTTGAAATTGTAAACAGAATAGTCAAAGAGACTGGCTGCAAGGTAGTAGTTAGCTCCTCTTGGAGAGCTGAAGCTAATTTGCAATCAATCTTTGACAAAGTTGGTTTAAAGTTCAAGATACATAGCATTACTCCGTTTGGAGACCATAGAGGTTGTGAAATAAGGGATTGGTTAGCATCCGAAACCGAACCTTATGTTTATGCTATATTGGATGATGACAGAAGTATGCTTGCAGAACAGAGGAAGTACTTCATTAAGACTAACACAGTTACGGGTATTACTGATGAAGACGCAAGACATGTAATTAACATTTTAAATAGAAATGATATGTGGAATGATAAATTAAACTCCTTAATTATGGAGTCTATGAAGAATCACGACGCTGTTCGGACTACAGTCCTCCGTGCAATTAAGACGGAATTTAGCAACTATGCAACTGCTAAGAATGCTAAACCTCTTGACAATGCTGCTGAAGTAGCCATTATTAAGAAGTTACGTGACCAGTGCATTGATAATGCCGAGCAGTACCGTATGGTAGGTCGTCAGGATTTATATGATAATGAAATGGCAGAATCTCTTATCTTGAATGAATTTCTGCCCGAGGTCCCTGACGATAAAGTACTTGCTTTAGGGCTGGTAGAAGTCTGTGCATTACAAGGATGTGAAGACGGGCCTAAGATTCCTAAGAGTAAGATGGGAATCATTATCAAAGAGCTTAAAGCTACGTTCCCTGCCGCAGACGGTAAACAGATTGCTGATTTAGTAAAATCTTGTGTAATATAATATGACACTAAAAGAAATTGTAACCTTACCTTATCCAGCTAAGATATCACATGCTATAGCTGGTGTACTTTATTATCAAATAATAGCTGGTGATAAAACTATTGTCTTTCCAATAGACATGAATGACAGAGATGATGTAGGAACTACTACATTTCTAGCAGAGTATCCGAAACCTATCACATTAATGAGATACATTCGTAAAGCAATTGACTCTGGTGAGTTAGTAATAGCTACTACTGATGCCGAAGTATAATGTAAGTATCGATAGACAGCTTAGATGTCGTCTATGCTTTGACATAGAAGTTGAAGCCGACAGCGAAGACGAAGCTTGGGAAAAGGCTTACGATACAGTAGACCTAGGAGATTTAGAAGTGAGAGATTGTGAGTATAGCGACGATGAAATAACCCTTCTAGAAGAATGATTATAGGTATAGTTGGTAAGAAGCAAAGCGGTAAGGATACAGTTTGTAATATCATTCGGTATATAAGTTGGCTTAAATCTTCTAAACTATGGGGAGAAGTAACTCTGAATGCTAAACACTTTGAAGCTGTCTGTGAAAGCGAGGATATTGCTCCTATACTTAGTGTATGGGAGAAACATCCATGGGCAGAGAAGCTGAAACAGTGTGCATCCATTATACTAGGATGTCATGTGTCAAGCTTTGAGACAGAGAGTATCAAAGAATCATTTACACATATTCCAATTAGTAATAGTGAAGGAGAACCTATGACTCATAGAGAGTTCCTACAAGTACTAGGTACTGAAGTGGGAAGAACTATTGACCCTAACCTATGGGTTAAATCTATGATGTTTGACTATGAAAGGAAATTCAAGAGTTATCCTACTTATGGTACTGATGAATACGGTAATACTGTATTCGCACACATGAATACAGTAGAGCCTTGTTGGATTATGCCAGATACTAGGTTTCCAAATGAAGTCCAGGCTATCAAAGATAGAAAAGGAATTGTCATTAAGGTAAACAGAGATACCGGATTATTAGATAATCATATTTCAGAACATGCTTTGGATGATTATAATGACTACGATTATGTTATTGATAATAACGGAACTCTCGGTGAGTTAATTGTCAAAGTAGCAACTATGATGGAGACCCTAGGGGTGCTTCAATAAACAATAATGGCCTGTATGGTGGAGTGTAATGCTCTACTGTACAGGCCATTTTTTTTTGATTATTACTCTGTATCTTCTTTAACTGTGTCAGCTGCTAATTTAGCTATATTCTTTAGTTCAGTAGTAGCTCCCTTGAAAGTTCTACCGAATCCTGTAGTTCCCATAAAGTATTGAGATAGAGTCTTATCTCCAAATGCAAATTCATAGGTATTATTGAACACCGTGCTAAGATATCCAATAGATACAGGTTCCGAATTATTAACTAAACTCAACATAGTGATGATAGGAATTACATCGCCAAATGAATTGGTAAATCCTCTCTGGAATAGACTAAACACTGTATCTTCCATAGCCCTAGACATGGTAGGATTTAATGGGTCTCTATCTTCCTCTCTGGCTTCAGCCCACAACCTTATTAGATACTGACCTAGAGCTCCTAATAACAACCACAGCATTAAGTCATGTCCTAATCTCTTTAAATTAGATTTCTTGACACCAGTATCTTCGTTCCATATGTTATCTTTAACTCCTTTTAGACCTCCGGATTTAAATTCCCTCCAAGCATCTTTAAGGGTGTAAAAGATTCCCTCTAGGTATCTGTCAGCCCAAGTTTCTACCGGCACTCCTGTATTCTCTGTAGTTACTATGGTTTTGGTTTCTCCATTGTCGTCTACTATATCCTTGTACCATAGAAGGTCTCCATTATCATTTTTAGCTTGAACTCTACCTGCCAGTCCATAGTTCTTTGGTTCTAGCAAATAAGCATTCCTGGTTGCGGACAAGAATGTTTTAAATTGACCAAGCAACGCTCCCATAAAGGTCTTCTCAGCTTGCATTCTTCCGTCATGGTCATAATAACCATAAACTAAATCTGATAAGGTCTTAATAGCAAGTACTTCGTCCTGTGTATAGGCAAATGGTAATGCATCACCTTCTTTTAGATTTAAACCTTCAGTTTCATTAAAAGATTTCATCATAGATAGATACAGACCTCTTTGCTTATTATAATCTGGATTACTCTTATTACCAGAAGCATAAGCGGCTAACCGCTTGTCTTTCTTCCAATCATACTTTAATCCGTCCTTAGTCATTTCTATAGCATCCCAAGTCCCATCATGTAGACTTTGAGCTATAAACATGGTCATCCTATTATAGTAATCCGGTGCTGTAGTAAACCAGTAAGTGTACCTAGATAGATTGGATAATCCTGACTTATTACTTACTAACCTCTGTGACAACTTGTTCATATCAAAATCAGCGAGCCTCATTCTAGCATTAAGAGCCTCTATCTTAGTAACTCTTGATAAAAAGTCTGGCCCGTCTTTCATGATAATAGCTCCGGCCTGTAATAATTCTTTATAAGTAAATTTCTCTCCAGTGTAGTACATCTTACTGAAAGCCATTGCAGAGTTCTTCCACATTCCGTCAAATACATCTCTGACTCCACCAGTAACATTAAATGCCAACAATCCGAAAGATGCTAATCTCTTAATAGGACCCACAGCTTGGTATAGCTGTTTACCTTCCTCACTAATAATGGATTGGTTAAATACTGCAATTTTAAGATAATTATCCATTGTCTCATTAAACACTGTTAAATCAACACCAGTTTCTTTAGCATAGTTAAGAGCTAATAGTTTAATTGCTTTAATTGCCGGGAGCACATCATCAAAGGCATCTTTACGTTCTGCGGCGAACACATAGCTAGTTACTAATGATTCCAAATTACGTTCCCAGAAATCAGAATTGTATTGTGCTAGTAATGCTTGTCTGGCATCTTCACTAGATTCAGAAATGTTAAACCTATTATACATTTCATATCTAGTAATCATGTCAGACTTAGCTGTATATTCTTCCTCCGAATATGCATCATTCTCTTCTCTATTCCAGAAGTCTTTAAATTTCATAGTAGCATCTTTAGTTTCTTGGCTAGCCCATTTAGCAATTCCCATTTGTAATATTTTATTATTAGTCTGCTGCAATGGTACCCAGAACCATTTGTCTTGTTTCTTTAGTTGCGCCACTTCTGGGTCAGATTCTGACTTACCTTCCAGATTAAATCTGTACTTGTTGATATCCCATAATATCTTCTTCAAGAATCTTCTTTCTTCAGATGACAGTGGAGTACTATTATCGTAAGGATTAGCAAACAGCATTTGCTCATTTAGAGACCCGTCTGGATTTCTTCTAAACATATTGTCGTATATTTTAGTCTGGTCTCCTATTACTAAGTTTCTGGCGTTTGAGTATCCCTTATCCTTCCATAAGGCTTTAACGTAGTCGTTAAAAAATGGATAGTAATACTCTTCAGTCTTCCTAGTAACCCCATCAAATGCCTTTCTTACTAATTTAACAGCCTGTCTAATATTATTCTCTGGAATTAGTTCAGGGTTAGTATCCCTACCTCCTGATAATGGAGCTCCTTTACGAGTATATCTTCCCATCTTCTCCGGCTGTGTAAATGGAATATCCCTATAATAAAGCATCGTTCCTAGAACTGCTTTATAGAATCTTTCTATACCAGTATTAGAGTTCTCTTTCATTATATCCTCCACTGATGCTTTCTCAAGGATAGTTGGGAATGAAGTATACAACGTTTTGGCTATATCTTCTAACCTGTCGGCTGTAGCAGCTTTATCGTTTACATTTATGTCAAATAATGCCTTACGTACTTTAGTGTTTAATTCTTGCTGGGTTCTAGGAGTAGCATCCGGTCTACTCATAAGTGCTAAGAACTCTCCTTTTAAAACCTCAAGTTCATCCATAAATGTAACCTGACTAAGTCTATTAGTTACTCCAGTCTCCTTTGCTAATAAGTTGAATGTTTCTCTTATGCTTCTCATATTAGCTATAGTAGCTGTAGATGTATCTGCATTTAAGACCTTAAATGTTCCAATCCTAAATACATCTCCGAAGACTTCTGGCATCTCATTAATAGCTGCCATAATCTTCATCAACTCTATATTACCACTAGTAGCTCTTAATAACCATGGATTATTCATGGCATATGCATCCTTCTCATAATCTCCCAACATAGTAGTTCCTAAAGACAGTGGTATAATAGTATTTAAATCATGCTTACTAAGTGCCACAAAATCCACTTGCTTAGTAATAACATTATGAATAGCTATAATTCCCAGCTGTTTAAGATTCTCCATATCAACCACTTCCCAACCGGGGTCGTTTACATACTTTTGAAATGTGCTTACTACAAAAGCTGTAGTCTTAAACCCTGATGGTGGTACTATTTGGTCTAGAGGTTTATAACCCTTTAAAGCCTTGTCCAAATCATATATAAATGCCTGTCTCTTCTCTGCAAAGATTCTATCCCTCTTCTTTAAGTATTCTTCAACCTTTTGTCTAAGTTCTTCATTAACGGCTTTATCAGCTGTATCTTTAATATAGATAGGTTTACTATGATTGTAATAATCACTAAAGTACCACCTTCCTTCTGAAGGATGTGGTGAATCATGTACTTGAGTTTGAATAAACGAATCTACGTCTATTCTATCCATTCTGCTCTGTAATTTAGGATTGGGAATAAACTTTGATAAAGTGTTAAGCACTCCGTCCTTAATAGGATGTCCTACAGTCTCATCAGTAATCCTTACAGGTATTATGTTACTAATATTTGAGTAATATTCTCCTACTCCCCAAGCTAGTCTATTAACAGCTGAAGATGTGTCTTTCTTCCTGTCTTGTACTGCCTCAAACTGAACATCTGTTAAAGGACCTTCATCTAGGCCTTCTATTTTCATTGGAATTATATTAAGTTCCATATTTCTTACTGGGATTCCCTTAGAAGCTAACATCTGCCTGTAAAATCCTAATTGATAATCATATTTAGATGCTTTAGCTGCATCCCAGTCGTTAGAAATTTTGGTAGAACTTTTAAATAAATACAAATGAGGTTGTCCTTCTTCATCTACAACTATTAAGTCGATAGAACCTACTAGTTTAAGTCCGTCATTTGTATTGGCATCAACCAGAAATTGAGACATTATTTTAGCACCTTTACCATGAGCTCTATATAGCTCACTTTTAAGTGTTTCTAAATTATCATACAATGATTTAATAACAGCTTCGTTGTATTGCATTCCATATTTCTTAGTCAGGGCTTCTAAGTCATAATGCCCTGCAAAGTAGTCTCCAATCATAGAATGTATATCAATACCAGTTTCAGCTATTCTATCCCACATCTCTAACGTTTGGTCTACTCTAGCATGTGCTTCTTCTCTACTAATCTTCTCCTTATCCATTAATTCAGTAACAGTTCTGCCTCTCCAATTAGTAACATTAAAGGGCTGAATTAATGCGCCTTCACCGTCACCAGACCTTCCTTTCTCTAAGAAATCTGTAACGGACATATTACCGTCAGAAGCAGTATAACTTATATCTCCCCCAGTTAAATCTACTCCGTCTTCTCTAAGTCTAGCTTCACTTCTGATACCTCTTAGTTTAGCTACTATTTCAGCTTGCTTAGTGTCCTGACTAAGTACGATATCAGATATAAGACCATATTCTATCTGATTCTTATGTGCTATCAAGAAGTCAAATAGGTCTGCATAGTTGTTATTACCCTCCCCAAATTGTACTACTTGACCATTTATATTTAAACTATATGAACAAGCCATTAGCAATTCTCCTTTAAGTTACCACTCTTTATTAATTTCTGAATTAAATTAGTTATAGTACGGGATTCAGAAGCTAAGTTCATATCAAAACCTGCTGCTAAATCGTTGTTAATAAGTGCACTACCAAATTCAGACATAATATTATCTATAGACATATTAAGAAGTCTTCCTAACTTCTCATTCTTAATATCATCACTAGTTTGGAATGTCTTTTGAGTCTTCTCTTTAAATATTCTCCCCATTTCCTCTAGTGAAGCTTCTTTACCTTCAAACCAAGGCTCTGCGATTCTAGCGAAGTAATTACCAAACTCTGTAACAAATATCTCCTCATTCAAGTCAGGAACAGCTCTAGTATCTCCTATCATCCTAAATGCTTCTAGTTTATCATCATAGTTCGCCAGAGACTCCACCTGTTCAACTAGCCCATAGTAAAGACCTGGATTAGTCCTCTTCATAGAACCCATAATTAAATGTGCAAACTCATGCAGTGAATCAGCTGTAGTAGCTCTGTCTACATTTAGATAGACTTCTCCATTATAAATAAATGCATTAGTTCTTCCAGCATTAGGAATCACTCCTCTGAATTTAGAAGCTATCTCTCTAGCAGTAACTACGTTAACATTAATGCCATAGTTCTTACTAAGGTGATTGGCTATCTCTACCATTTCACTTTTAAATGACCTGGGTACTTTCTTGTGAACTGGTACACTTCTTTCTGATTCTAGCTTTCTGAATGAGTATTTGTCCCCATTTGCCCCAGTTACTTCATATACAGATTCGGTAGCATTCTGAATTGTATTTAAAGCTTCTGTCATTAATTGCAGCTCATAGTCTAGTTTGTCTTGAGTTAGCATACTAGGTACTTTACTGTTATATAGAGAAGCATGAATGTCTGGGTCTCTTAATTGATTCTTTAATAAGAAGAAAGTCTCCAATTTCTCTTGAGTGTTAAGTATAGATTCTATATTAAGTCCCTGCTCTTTAAGTATGCCAATTAGTTTCTTATATTGGGGCTTCTTATTAAGCTCTGATATAAAGTTGTTAAAAGTAATACTCTTAACTAAATCCTTATCATTGTATAGCTTTATGTTATCATTTAGTTCTATATCCAAAACGGAGAATCTGTCTCCAATTTGTAAGGATTGGTAACTTTGTATTGCTAAACTTCCATTTTTGAGTTTACTAGTAACAGATTTCAAATCTATAGGCCTGTCTAATAGTTTATTGGCAATACTTCTAGCATATTTGAGATTATCTACTCCTGCTCCTTTCAGCCCGTCTGAAGTTGTAACAATCCTACTGTCTATATAATATCTGTCATTATATTTAGCGATATTATAACCCCCTACAGTTTCAATAGGCTCTATTAACTCTCCAGAGTATTCTGTGTTAACTATAGTCTTGTCAAACTCCGGCTGCTTAAACGTATTTCTCAATAATATTCCCCCATCACTTATAAATGCAATGTCTAAGAACTTCTCATTGTCAATTTTATTATTCAGGTCTTGTATAGTAGATACTATAGATTCATCAGACAGTTCTCCGTAGCTATAAGCATCCATAAAGTCTTGCATATCTTTCTTAGATATACGTAAGTAGTTCCCAGATACTTCTGCCCTATCTACTAGTGCTTGGACTGTAGTATCTGAATAAGAAGGAATTTCAGTAGTAGGAGTACCTATTATTTGATTAAACAGCTCATTAAATTTACTAACAAGCCCATTCTTATATAATGCATCATTGAAAGTAGCACTAGTATAGAAGTAATTCACAAAAGCAGGTATAACATCACCATGAATACTGTTGGTGTTAAAGTCGTATCCTATATATTTCATGATAGTCTGCACTCTAGATGAAGTATCATTACTTGCAGCTAGCATCTTTAACGCAGACTCTATATTCTTGTTTACTTCCTGAACTTGTTCTTTAGGAGCCTTATCTAATACTGTATTCACATATCTTTGCTTTAGATAGGTCTCTATATATTCTTCTTTAGGCTTAATAACTGCCAAACTGCCACTAGTGTCTCTAAATATACCATAATTGGTATTCCAAGCAAGGCTAAATCTAGCATTAGTAAGTAGTATGTTATTCCTATTTAAGTCTTCACCTTCCCCTTGCAACTTGTCTACTAAGTAGGTAATATTTGGAGTTGGGAACTCATTTTTAATTGTATTTAAATTATAATTACCAATTGGTAATCCGTCCTTGCCAAGATTCTTGGAATCCAAAGCTGTAATAGGAAATCCTCCTGAATTTACTGCATTAATAAAATCATTATAACTCTCTACATTTCCCATTAATGCTCCTATTGCATCTTCTAAAGACATTTCACTAACATTAGGAACCTCTAGCTTAAACAAGCTAGGGGCCCCCTCGTTAGAATGTACTAAAAATTCTACTGTACAACTCATGTTAACAATTAATTCTTATTTGTATAGTATTGCGCTCCATTAAGCTCTTAATCTTATTAACTATATTCTCCATAGAATCATTCCTACTAAGGACTAACTCTTTCATTTTAGCATTCTGATTTGGAGTCCTAATAACGAAGTAATCATCATATAGCCTTCGCATATCTATATTACTTGGGTCTGGGATGTCATTTACTTCATAGTAGTCTTCTCCGTCCCTTTCATATAGTTCAAGACGACCTGTTTCTTCATTTCTCATTCTAATATACTTATCTCTAGCTCTACCCTTGGCACTTTCACTAATAATAGGAGCCATTCTAATAAGTGCATCTTCTAATGAGAATGTATCCATGTTAACATCCAAATTGTAGTCTGATCGTCCTACATACTTTTGACACTCTATTAGTAAGTCACTAACGTCAGTCTTATCAAATGTGTTCAGTAAAGTAGTAAGTCTGTCAGCACCGTACTTATTCTTATTAACAACTAAGTTATATAAGAAGAACCAGTCAGTAAGAGGCAATCCTTGCAGATTGATTCTCTTCAGTGCCGCAAAATCTTTCTGGTATCTACTAAACATTGCTTGGTCTGATTCAGTTCTTACGTTCATCATATCAATAGGTAATTTCATATATGTAGTATTACCTCTAGTAAATGGGTCAGTACGCCTATTCCTACTTAATCCTTGCACAAATTGGTTGATTAATAAAGAGCGAACCCTCTTATCTCCAACCATTCCGTTATGAAGTTCCGGAATAACTGTTCTTTCCATCCAGAGTTTAAAGTTAGCAATTCCATCGTTAGTAGCCAAACTAAATACCTCACCTCCTTCTTTAATATCATGCAGAGTGATATCATTTCCGATATACTTCTGACCCTCATCCATTCTGAAGGTAATGTTGCGTTTAGCCAGCCAGCCAGTGATTAGTACATCGTCTACATGTTCACCGAGTGCATTTAATTGCTCTTTAGTAACAGCTCTACCATATGTAGGATTCTCTTTAATAAGAGCTTCTCTATAGGAATTTACTAGATTGAATTTAGTACTGATATTTACATCAGTTGTATCAGTAAGGTTATATACTTCGAACAATGCCTTAAAGTGAGGAATTTTATCAATCATGTCGAATATATTCCAAGTTCCCTTTATTAGATTATAGTAAGCTATGGTTGACTTCTTATAACCAGAGTTCATTGGGTCAAGGAATTTCCTCATACTAAATCCTCCATTAGTAATACCTTGTGCAACAGCATCGTTGACTACAGCTCTTACTTGCTCTTCGGATAGATAAGGCTTATCATTCAGGATGTTCTTAATAACTACTTCCGGGTTATAACCTTTCTCATATTTGTCATCTTTATATAGTTGCTCTCTGCTAGTAATGGCAGATTCATATGTATTTAACCTGGACATCTTACCTCCTAAATCTGTAGGCATACCTTGATTTAGTCCGTAGAATCTTCCTAACAGTTCTGTCTCTCTAGCATTTCTATTTACCTTCTTAAATTCGGCAAATCTGTCCATGTCCAACCTATTTTTCATCTTCTGGAGGTACTTATATTCTTCCAAGAATCTGTGTTCTCTATAAGATACAGCTGGGAATATATCATCAATAGAATCACCTTCTGCAAACCTATCTTTGATAGCTTGAATCCAATTACCTCTCTTATCGAACGCTTCCTCTCCAGAGTCAAGTAGTTTCTCTTGTACTCTTTTGAAGAAGTTACCTAAAGAAGTAGAATCGAAGTAGTTTCTAATATTAGGACCTTCTTCTAATGCTCTAACTACAGAGTCTACTGATGCATGGTCATGATATTCATCAAATACATTTACCTTCATTAAGTCATTTACAGTTTGTACTGTCGGGCTTGTCATGAACTTAGCGATATCATTGAAACTAAATCCTAACATAATCATATGTAAGTACATACCAGCTAGATTAGGACCTGCATTGATTTTAGAAAGAATCAACTCTTTAGCATTATCAGTAGCAGCTGACAGTAATGCAGAAATTACTAATGACTGGTCTGGTTGCATACCTAATTGCTCTTGAACTACTCTAGCTGCATCCTCCGGTGATAATTGCTGTTCTACAGCTCTGACTATTAAATTTCTCCAATAATCTTTCTTAACTGCCAAATCATCGAAGTTAACGTTGGCCATTATGTTTCTTAGAGTAGGTACTGTTATAGGTTTACCATTCTCACTTAACATTGTTTGAATGCCTTCAAATCTAGTGGAGAAAAACATGTTGTCTAACCAATCCTGGTCTCCATTTCTAACACCTTCATTGAAATAGTAACAGTTAGCAAAGAATACTTTCTCACCTACAGCTGCAATACCAATTACCTGTTTACCGTCCATATTCTGCATCTGCATTACCCATTTGGATGAGGGTGATGTCATGGTAATCTTATTAGCTTCTTGTCCAGATGCTGATTCCTTAGCTGCCCTTTGTGGGTCTCCCATTTCAATAGGAGAGTAAGCCTGGTTCATATTCTTCAAATTCTGGATAATATTGCTAATTTTAGATGATACAGAGTTTCTAAATGCAGGAAGTAAGTTGCTTCTTCTAATCTTCTGTCTACCGTTTCTAGCTTTCTTTCCATTCTCATCAAATTCTTCAGTCATATACATAGTATGATCGTTAATTCTATTAAGAATGAAATTAGCATTATCGGTATCAACTTCACCTGAATATGTTAATATCCTAGCATCGTCAATAGCGTTAAGCATCTCTGCTATTACTGGGACAGATTCCGGATTATAGAAGTTCTCCTTATTAAGTTGGTTTAGATAGTTAGTAATATCTACTCCACCACTTCCATATGCATATAACTTGCCATTAGGAGTAGGTAGCATTTCGGATGCTTTGAGTGACTCGATACTATTAAAATTAAAATACGGAGACCAGCCTACATAATGTCCGCTGGTATCAAAGTCATAACCCATGATATATGCTTTATCAATATCCGTTTACCTTATATCTTTCAATATAAGACTGACTATATCATCACTCTAATTCAAGAGTGTCTCGCGCTTCGGAAGCAGCTCTCTGCTGCGCTATAAATTCAAGCTTAGTTGAATCTCTTCTTATTTTATATAATAATGATGGAACTTGCTCTATGTAAGGTCTTACTATGTTTACAAACTTGTCACAATCAAGTTCTGAAGATGTAGCGATTGAATATGTTCCACGACCTTCTTTAAAAGGTCTAAACTTTATATCCCACACTTCAGCAAAGTAAGCAATTATTACATTGACTGTATCTTCATCCACACATGTAGCTATTTTAATCGTATGTTGTATAGAGCTACGCTGCTTAGATGTATTCACATTAATACAGCCATCATCCATATACCAAATAGCTAAACCTAGAGGTGTTATCCAATTTAATAACTTCCTGGTTATATGTTTCTTTGGAGTATATACCGTTCGCCTTAAAGCCTTAATGGTCGGATTTAGAGACATCTGTGAATACAATACCTTTTTACCAGTGTTATACCCACAAGATGATATATACTCTTTAACGCCATTGTTTTTAATTCCATGAACATCTAGTAATCCAACTTTCCATTCTAAATACTCTCTTTGAGCTTCAGAATGACTCAACTTAAATACACAATTACTAGATATTGTTCCATCTCCTAGCAGGAGTCCTATCAAAAGACTCTTCTGCTCTTTACTAAGCTTTTTAATTATACTTCTTTTAGCCATTTCATTTAATGTTTAAATTAATACACTAAATGAAAGTTCCTACTCCCTTACGGGATAGTCGATGAACTTTCATCCTTATGAATACAAAGATAGGACTTATGTTGTCGAGTAACAAGTCTTATATCAATATATTTATCTAGGATGCTTAGCTGCGGATTGTCCAATTCTAACCTTTTTTACTATACCAGTAGTAGTTAATTACTGCCACTAAGTACATTTCTGCCCTAGTTTAGTAGGTTAGACTCTAAGGAGTTCCCCGTCAGTTCACGAGATTTATTATAGTGATTACAATATTTATAATGGAGCTAACCTAAACGGTAGGTTTAGCCGATAATCACTTCCCTGAAGCCAGGTTTGCCAGTGAGATACATGTACCACATTCTTATCAGAATCATTAAATGCCACAGCTTTCATCTTCATAAATGACTGCATTGTCTGTGCAGGAATACGAGCTACTGTAAATTCAAGTGATTTCTGGAATGATACAAACTTCTTCTTGGCATCTATAATCTTCTGATTCTTCTCTATTCCGTCTAATTGATAAGCCAACCTAGATACGCTAAACTCTTCTCCTTCGTTCTCTTTATAAGTATCAAATAGTAATTTAAGCAATCTGTCATTTCTTTCAGAACCTGCTTCAATTACTCGTTGCATCATTTCCTTATTCTTAGTGTATTGGTTAATTTTAACAGAATCAAAGCTATCCATTCCGTAAATATCAATTACACTATCAGGAGTCGTAGCTACTAATACTTCTTCAGTAGTGTTATTACCTAATGCATTGTAAGATGTTACTACTTCATGATACTCTCCACTTTCATCATAGAATCCAGCTTCGTACATCTTCTCACCATTTTCATCTACCCTCATAACACTATTATCAACTCTAACGAAATCAGATTCAGTAAGTGCTTTATTAACCGATAGATGTTCCATTAGAGAAGGAGTTTCTCCGAGTGCAACATACACATGTTTACCATTAGCTCTAGTAAACATCATATCATACCATTTAATTTTAGGAGCGTGATATTTATCATACCTATTAACGAAGAACTGATATCCTTGTGTAAGTACATCATTAATACTATCATTAGGTCCTAAGTTAAACTGGTCTACATATAGTTTACTAATAGAAAGTTCAGCAGGATTATTGACTAGATTCTGAATAGGAATAGCAATATCTCCATTACCTAAATCCCTAATATAGCCATTGGCTGCATATTTATCACTGAATGCGACTGGGTCTGCTAAGTACTCTGCTTTCTGAATACCAGTTACAGGCATATATCCGTTGTCCAGTAACGTAAATGTTGCTTGTATTTGTGCTTGTATTTCAGAATCTAAAGCTTTAGGAAGTTTACCTCCGTCATACTTAGTTCTTTCACTGAATGACCTTTGTATAGCTGGCATATCAAATATGCTATGTCTCATACCGGTCATATCTTCCCAATAAATCTCTGCTGGCTTTAAGTCTGTAGGTCTAGTAATATCAGTATAGAATTGAGAGAAATTAGCTTTTACTAAGTTATACGTATCAAAATCATTTACATACACTGGTACGTAACTGCCCTCTATACTCCAACCTCTATCAGCTAGATATTGGTCTACAGTCATTAAAGAATTGGCTTGATTCTTAGCTTGTGCAGACACAGCCTTGTCATAGTTATCCTGTGCTTTAGCTATCTCTACACCTTCCCCGTCTCCATTCTGTGCTTTCTCAAGTTCTGTCAGAGTTCTCTTAACAGCCAAATCAAGAGCTATTTGCTTGTCTAATGCATTTTGGCTAATTCTAGCCACTACTGATGCTACTTCTTGAATAGGCAATTTGATTCTATCTCCAGGAAGTAATCTATCTATAGTAGATGCTGGCTGTGCTTCTATTTTAGCTTGCTCACTTTGTAAATACTCATCAGGAGTCATTCCTTGTTCGGAAGCAATCCTGTAAATATCATCATATTTATAATTAGTACCTCCTATGCGGAATTGTTGTACTATATTGTATGCAGGGGCCATAACTGCACCCATACCTGGGAACTTCCTCTTAATAGCAGTTTTATTAATATTAGATGTAAACGAAGATAAAGTTTTACCAAAGATAGAAGGGTCACTGTATGGTATTTTATATACATCAGTTCCATGAGAATTATTATTCTTTCTGTCTAATGCAAACTCTGCTTTAGCTTTCTCAATAATAGTCTTAGCAGTACCAAGTTCATCTCCGTCCTTATTAAGCTCCTTAATAATAACTTTACCTACTATTTCATAAATATCGGATTTAACATCAGGATTGTCAGTAGGTTTAATCCCAACTAATGTATACACTGCATCTCTAATGCCGCCTATTGATGATAATGCCACTCTACCCAAATCTTTGTATGCCATTTTAGCCATACTGTGAGTAAATCCCATAGCTTCTAATGCAGAGATTACCTGTGAGAACTCTGTCATTGTAGATTGATGTTCTGGGTCAGTTACTACATGGTCTGCATCCATTTGAATACCAAGACCTTCAGTATTAAATTCCATTTCCATTAAAGGACTGTTATCAAACCAAGAACTATCTCCATTTATATTTTGAGCTCCTACTTTAATTGCAGACTTATTAACCAAGTAAGCAATCATCTTATGTTTAAGCGGCTGAATAGTATTACGTTGAGAAGGTATCTCTCCATTAGGTCTATACCAACCTACATTGTTAGCATAATTAGCGGTAACGGCTAAGGAAGCATCACTATAAGCAAGTTCTCCATTTCTAAGAGATTCACTATATACTCCACCTAATGCTGCATGTAATTCAAATAATGAATTAATAGGAACATTTAACTGAACCATTACATTAGCGTCTCCTACAGCTTTAACTGGATTACCATATTCATTAACTGCTTGAGTTCTAATATTATATAATCCGCCACCTACTCTATCAAGACCTAATATCTCATAATGATTGTTACCGTCCCTGTAGAATATTCTTTCACCACCAGTAACATCTTTAAGCTCCATAGTGTTTCCGAATATGTTCTTAGTAAGGTCTATTCCTTCATAAGCATTATCAAACTGGTTTGTAGACTGATTCCATTTGAAATCAGACATCTTTCTAAACATGTTATACAGACTAATGTCAGATTTCATAGAGTTTCTCATTCTTTCGTTGTATATAGAGAATGTAGCAAATTTCAACAAAGAAGCAGTACCATAATCCCCATTAAAGTCATGTCCAATAGGCTTTTTGTCATCACCTACAGCAGAATCCTGTAATGAGAAGTTCTCTAAATAAGACATAATAGGATTACAGAACGCAGAACCGTCATGTGCATCTACAGTAGATGTCTCACCTTTAAAGTTGTACACAAATGCTGCAACGTCGCTCATAATAGCCAATCTGTATGTCTTAGGAATACCTAGCAAGCTGTTTTGTTGGAAATACTGTAGTGTACCTGGTATAATTACATTTCTCTTTAATTCTGCAAGTTCTCTAGAAGATTGCTCTAACTCTATACCATTAAATGACGCAGGATTAACTTTACCATATTTAGCTTTATTAGGATGTGCTATACTACTACCTGTAGTGACTAGTCGCAAGTTCTCTGAAGTTAGAAAGTCAGCTAAGAAGTACCTTTCGAGAATAGGATTTAGAGTAATATCTTCATCATTTCTTAACCATGTACTATCTAAGTCAGACAACCTACTAAGTACCTTGTCTCCTTGCTTAGCTAGTATTAATTCTTGAGTATCATTGTTTATCCATGATGCCTTATCAGTAGGAATAAGAGTATTTAATGCCTTATTTAAAACAGAGTTTACTCTACCGTTAGCGTATCTAAGAGGGAATGTCATATTATTATCAATCATATCTTTGACAAACTTCTTCTTCTCTCTCAAGAACATTTTATTATATACATCTTCCTTAGCATATAACTCATTAGCATTAAAATTCAATAAAGCATTTGGAGACAGTCCGCCTTTCTTGTTTCCATTTAGGACAAACGAACCTCCCTTATTAACATGTACATTATCAATATTAGGGACTCCATTTCGATAAGACATATCACCGTATTCTCCTTTAGTAGTTACTGACAATATTGCTTGAAAGTCTTTAAATGTCATTTTATCTACTAAGTCAATAGGTTCCTTAGGCTGTAATTCTGTTAATATATAGTTATTAATTGCATCAATTTCCATATAATCTCCAGCCTGCAATGCCGCATCAGCTAATGCTTGTTGTTTAGCAACTTCTTCTGCCAATTTAGCATTATGTGCTTCTATTTTAGCATTCTCTGCATCCACTGCTGCTTGCTTACCAACTATGCTATTATAAGCATCTGTTAGTCCATTCTCTTGTAGTCTCTGTAGGAATGTATCGAGACTTCCTCTATATACATTTCTATAATCATTAAGCACATTATTAAATGTGTTCTTATAGTAAGAACCAACAGTAGACCTAATAGCTTTGTTTAAATCAGAAATTGATGAATTAAGTAAGTCAATAGTAAACTCTTCTCCATTCTCGTCAACAAGTTTGATTCCGTCGGCAGTTAAGGTCCACATTACGAATATTCCCTTATCAGAATATACAGTAGGTTGAACATTAATAGTCTTAGATTGTCCTTTGTCAACCTTCCTTAATAGATTAGCATAGAAGTCATATAATATTGAAGAATATCCAATCTCTGCTACAGAGAAACTAGTAGCACTCTTCTTAACTCCAGTTCTACTAACAACATCGGTTTTAATTGATGTACCTCTAAGCATACCTGGATTTAATCCAAATAATGTATTCTTTAAAGAAGAGTTCGGATTCTCTATAATGGTTCTTGTGACGTATCTTCTAGTCAATCCAGCTAAACTAGCAATCCTACTATTAGGAATATTATTACCTTCAGCGTTCTTAATAACAGATTTAAATATTTCTCCAGTTACTATCTGCTCTGCTGCTACTAAATCATTCAAAGTGTTAATTAAAGCACCATCAATAGCTTTTAATGAGTTAGATGACTTGTCGTAGTAGAATCTAGCTTCTGGACTATCCTCATCAACTTTATCAGTATAATATTTAAGGGTCTTAATAAATGAATACAGGTCTAGGTTGTCTGGATTGTTAGTCTCGAACTCATTATATACTGTATTTACAAATGCAGAACTATTAGCTAGAGACATTAAGTTCTCTGTTAGATATTTTAGATTGTCTGCTTCTTTTACATTCTTAAATGCCGCCAGTAAATCTATGTTGCCATTTAGGAATCTAGTATTAATGAAATCATCCATAAACTCTACTAAAGATACATATAGTCTCTCCTGTGGAGTTATAGTTTGAGGGTTATTCTCTTCATAGATTGCTTTTAGTGTAGTAAATGAAGGCTCTTTTAATATAGTATCTAATGAACCATATTTAACCTTATCAGAAGGACTTAACTCAAGTTTCTTTTGACCTTTACTACCAATAGCAGCCCTATTATATATAAGAGTAATAGTGTCGCCATTATAAGGTAATTTAAATGAGATGTCTCCCAGAGTAGCGTTATGTACTTCTACTCCCCACTTGTCAAGTAGTTCTTGTCTGTTGCCACGTAATTCATTACTAATATCAATATCATTCTCTCTCTGGATTTTACGTCTGTTGACATTAGTTTGTTTAATTTCCATAGAATCTAGGTCATTTGTGTCTTGATTCATGGCATACTGAATATACTTAGCATTATTAGTTCTATCTACAACTCCAGATATTGAATCAAGCAAATCATAGGTGGTTATAGCTTTGGATTGCTTGTAATCGTTATTAATAATGTTATATAGAGAGTTAGCTCTGCTATCATTATAGAACTTCTCATAAATAGATTTAAATACATTCAAATCATTTATTTGAAATATTCTAGAACCTCCCCCATTATTAATAATTTCTTCAAGAATCCTCTTCAAGTAATAATTAGGAGCTGAATGGAAGTTAATAACTAATTCTTGCAGTCTGTCTCCAAAATATAGAAAGTTCGCTTCGTCTTTAAGCTTATTCATTGAATGCAAGAACTGTTTAAGTGTAAGGTAATTGTCCCTTATTTGCTCTCCAGTGGTAAAGTTAAGCACAGGAGTTTGCTCAATAAGTAACCTAGACACATTACCTATTTCAGATATTGCATCCACATTCTCATTAGTTCTCCAGGTTTTAACCATGTTAGAACCAGCTCTAAATTGATATTTATTAACTGATACGGGAATCTCTATTCCAATATACCCTTTGTTCTTAATCTCCATATTCTTTCCGAATAGATTCTTAAGAATAGTATCAAAATTACCATTTGACAGTACAGCCCAAGCATTAAACGCATCAATCAGCATTTGATTCTTATACAGGTCTCCGAACTTCTGCTTTCTTGAGACATATGCATTGTCTAGTTTAGACCTAGGCATGTCCTTAAACAATTCATCAGCTAGTCTAAGAACTTTCTGCATACCTTCCACATCTGGAGTTCCATCTATGTAGATAGCGTTAGGCATATTGAAATCTGTAGTAATTCCATCTTCTTCATTAGTCATTTTAATATAATCGACTAAGTTCTTGAACATAGTATTCTTATATTTAGCAATATATATGTTCAAATCATCGGTAGTCTTAATTAATTTACCGTCAGTAAAATTAACTAAAGATGATTCAATTATATTATATCTGAATTGATTTAGCATGTACTCTTTTACTACTGTAGCAGAGCCATACGTATCATTCAGAGACGGAGTAAGTATTCTCTTCTCCGAGTTGGAAACCTCGTTATTAATATTCTCTGGAGCATCCGGAATAATAAGGTCCTTATCAGCTACTTCAATTGTAGTTGCTTCAGGAGAAAGTCCAAAGTTCTGACCTAGAGGTTGTGCATATTCAGCTAACAGCTGTTCTTTCTGTGTATCTTTAAGTATTCTTGATGTTTTAATATAATCTTCAAAAACCTTAGAAAGTGAGACATACTCTGCCTCGCTTTCTAGGTTGAATAGGTTAGTACCTTTCAAGTTAGTAAAGAAATGCTGAACGAAGTCTGTAGTAGACAACGGTTCAGCTTTTCTAAACTTAAGTACTGTTCCTCTAAGGACACTTTCGGCATCAATCCTATGTAGTCCTATGTCAAAGTTAGTACATGCCATTATTCTTATATATTTAATTTACAGTTCTGACTATCAATTATTTGCTTATTATTAGCAAGACTGTTAATATATCCCATAACATCTAATATGTCAGGGTTGTCAAGTTGCTCATCAGTCAAGTAACCTTCGAAGTGATTGTCCACCAGTCTTATCTTATTAAGAAGTGCATCAGCAGCTTCCGGAGTAAGAGAGGTAGTAGCTCTCAATTCTTGGATAACAGTCATGATTTCGGTCTCCCTAAGATTCTCATGGTCTCCAATGGTATCTTCGAATATCTTGAGTTTCTGTTCTCTATTAGGGTCAAATGGAACTTCATACATCACTGTATCAACTATATTAACTTCACTTCCAATAATGCTTCCTTTAATTGTTTGTCCACCTTGCAAATATACTGTAAAATCTTGTAAATTACCACTACTATAATCAACATTTTGAATACCCGTAGTATCAATCTCTCCGTCTTTAGTTTTGGGTAGTACAGACGGACTCTTAACATTTATTTCCTGTAATAGAGTATGTACCTTATTAATGACTGGCATGTTGTTAACATCAACAGTCATATCTAGATGAATTACAGGGTCGTTATTAATTAATAGCTGTCTGTTATTTATGTCATTAGTAAGACTAGTATTTACCTTAGTTGCTACTCCTTTTAATATTTCATCTAATGCAATATCACCTTTCTCTAGATATTCATTGCGTGCATCATTAAGGATTTGGTCTATTGAGGTATAGCCAGTGAAAGCACTGGATACTCCATTAGCAATTAACGTAATGTTATTATCAAACTCTGACTGTCTGTTATGTGGAACTCCTTTATTAAATTGTCTCTCTGATAATACAGTAGGGTCAATGGTTATTTCAAAGTTAGGACTTTCTATAGCAGTATCAATATAGAATTGATTGTCATTATTTCTAGTTGGATAGAAATCAGAAGGTCTACTATCATGTGAAGTCGGAGTTCTAGGAGTATAATATATTCCATTTATAAATGGAGCATATGTAGTAGTTGCAGCTCCTTCTTTAATAGTTGGAGTGCCATGGAATATCACATTAAACATATTGTTTAGTACAGAGAAGTAGTTATCTCTACCTGCATCTCTAACTGCCCTAACTATATTAAATGATAACTCCTCTAACCTAGTTTCCTTCATTTTACCGTCTCTAGCCTTAGCTCGGAATACATAACTTTCATCTGATTTCTTACCAGCGGAGAATAGTTTGTAAACTGATGATAACAATCCAACCATTTTGAATGAACCACCCATTCCACCTATATTAGATGCTGCATGTTTATAAGTATTCTTACCGTCGGTTAACTCTATGGCTCCGTCGTCAGCTATTAACTGCGCTAAGATACTGTCCATATCTCTGCCATTAGTAGCTATGGTGAAGTTCGGATTACCTGGTAATGAAATATACTCTTCCAATATGCTAAATAGATTATCCAATATAGATAGTTGAGCTTGAGCTACTTTAGGGTCTATGTAAACACCGTATGTAAGAGTTCTAGGAACTTTACCGTTAGAGTCAAATGTTTGCCATTCGTTTCTACTTAAATTTATAGGTCTTACTACCATACCAGGAGCATTAGTCTTAATAGCATCTGCGTATGTAAGTCTAAACATAAATCCATTATAAATAGAAGAATCCCAAGGAACTCTCTTCTGTCCATCCACAGTAGATTGGTCGATTAGTCTATTAAACTCATTAACTTCAGAAGTACCTCTAACATCATCAAGGTTATTAGCCTGTCTGTAAGTGTCATAAGCCTTAATGAAGTTCTTTAATCCAGACCTGTAATTCCACATACTTACTAGCATTCTAGCAGCAGTAGTATTACTTCCAAATGTTCCTAAATATTCCTTTACTTGATTCTTGTCTAATTTAGTTTTACCGTCATCAGCAGTATGAACTAAATCATTAAAAGACAGTCTAAAGTAATTATCAATAAAGGTTCCATTGGAATTAGCTACTATCATTCTTATAAGTGGTGGTACCGTCTTAGCTACTTCAGCTTGAGCATCCTTATCACTAAGACCTCTAGATTTAGCTTCATCTAGCGCGGCTTTACGCTTCTTCTGCATTCTTAGATACATCTCTGCAAGATTAGATTCGGTTACTTTCTCTCCGTCAATTTTAAGATGTTTGTTAGAAGTGGCAAATACTACACCTTTACCTCTTACAGACTTATCTACCATAGCTACTCCACCATGTCCTGCATAAAGATACATCGGACTAATAATGGCATTAGGAAATGCTTCTCTAACCTTATCCAAGTTCCAAGTTTGGTCTGGAACTTTCTTAAGTCTAGTCGCAGCAGAGAATGATATATCACTTTCATCAATTCCAAGATATTTAACAGTACTAGGATTATCTAAGATTTCCTTCTGCATATTCTTATACCACTTCTTGTACTTACTAATTCTAGCAGCAATATCAGCATCTTTGCCGTTATTATTGTTCCATTTCTGCCAAGTGTCAGGATTGGTTAATTTACCTATAGTGAATTGTAAATCATTACCTTTCTCCATAGGTATTCTATATACTATATTGAACGCAACAGGTTCTACTTTAGTAGAGTCATAACCCTGTTTGTCTCTAGCTTTATCAGTGCCTTCTTCGTTAGTATCATCTTTCCTGATTTCTAGATTGAACGTACCATTATTCCAAACTTCTGCACCCAATCCAGCTAAGTATTTATAACCATTGTCGCTTAGTTTCTGAATGAAGTCAGCATCAAACTTCTCGCCAAATGTCAAGTAGTTTCTAACGTCTACTAACATATCCTTGGCAGGTTGTAATGTATTAGTATCATACTCTACATTACTTCTAGTGAAGACATTCAAATCATCAACTACATCATTCCTTACCACTCTAGTAAATTTACCATCGGAAGTTTCTGCCATACCATATCTCATATACCAGCCGTACGCTCTAATTCCAGAAAGAGGTTCACTTAGTAATGATTCATCTATAACAGATTCTTCTCCTTTACCCTCTATATCTGCTAAGAACTCATTTTCAAGCTCATTAGTGCCAGTCATAGTTCTACTAGGTGGTATAAATGTAGGAGCTTGCACTTCCTTAGATTTCTCTTTAGTTGTAGGAGTAGGCTCTGGTATATCAGTAGATTTTACTGGCTCCGGAGCTTCTTCTGGATTAACTGAAGCAGGTTCAGGTATAGGTGGCTCCTGTGCTTTCCTAGAAGGAGTATATCCCTCTAATTCGGCATTAAATGCAGCCATTCTAATTACCTTGAATCTATCTATCACAGCAGAAGGGTCAGAAGTAGTAGATGTATATTCATCTTGACGTAAATTAGCTTCTTTGATAATAGTTCCCATGTTGCTATTAATAAAATAAGCTCCGTCCTTAGAACGAGACATCATAGTATAAAATGACTTCATATAATCAATAAGTCCAGAGACTGTATTTGTATTATACTTACTGAAGTTTACATCAATTATAGCATGTTTAAACTCAGAACCTTGAACTGATTTAGGAGTACGCATAATAATCCTACTATCTGCCATATTGGTTAGCATTTTGTAAGTAGGAGTATTCTCATCATCATACACATATCCAACTTCTCCGTCCCTTTCTAGTATTTGTCTAACGTCGTCTTCGGTAATAGCAGTGACAAATTTACTTCCATTAAGGATATTGTCTTCGTCCTGATAATAATGTAGCTCCATCATATTACTTATTGTGTCTTTGACACTATTAACAGCATTAGCTTGACTTTCAGAATCGGCCATTTGTTCTGGAGTAAATGTCAACACACTCAAAGCCGCATTTACCGTAGTATTATTATCATTCTGTTGAGTATTAGTAATACGTAAGCTAATATCCAGCTTAGGAGTTCTGACCATTAAAGATTCAGATGACTTAACATTGTAGACACTAATAGTAGGATTTTCATATCCATTCTGATTTAAGTCTCCTAGTGGAACAATAGTTACATTGTTCTTATGTGCCCAATTAGACAAATGTTGCATATAAAGGCTATTTACCCAGGTAGCCTCATCAATAAATACAAGCCTCGGAGTTTGAACATCGTTATACTCTATATCTTCATTGATAATGGCAGCTCTATAAGATTCCATTACTGTTCCACCAGGCGATGTAATGGGGCCAAGTTCTTCTATTGTGAACTGCTTAGACTCCTTATTATTATGTAATATATCATTAGACAGCTCTGCATAATTAGATTCTCCCAATACATGACTCATTAAATCCTCAACGGTAAATGCTTTACCATCACTTCCCAAAGAATTAACAAGATTGTCAACTTGTTGTTTAGTTGGACCTACCTTCCATATCTCTGCATCAGGATAGTACTTCTTAACAATGTTCTGAATTAACTTAGCAATAACAGCTGTTTTACCAGCACCACCAATACCGTCTACCATTACAGTATTCCAGTATCGTATTAACTCACTACCATAAGTTCCTTTAGGAGTGTCTATGTTATTAACAGCAGCATTCATTATATCAGGATTAACTGCCATAGCTGTAGCCAAATATGCAGCATATTCTTGTGAATATAAAGGGGCATAATTAGCATCTGTCTCAACAAGGGATTCTCTTAAGTAATAATCAAAATCTGACTTCTTAAAAGCTATCATTGCATGTAATAGCATATAAACATCATAATCCTCTAAAGATTTAGTCTCCGGGCTAAATTTGGTGTTTCTTTGCTCTACCAAATTATTAATGTTGAATTGATTTCTTACATCAGAGAATAGGTCCTTCAATATAACTTGTGGAGAATCTCCAGTAGTTTGCACTATCTCCTGGAAGTTGTCATACAGTTTGTTCTGTAACGAACTAAGTTCCTTAGAGATAAGCGGATTGTCATAGCTAACATTGTCAATATCATCAAGAGTAGGGGTTGGCATAGTATCTATATCTTTAAATAGCTGCATGCCTTTATACTTAAGTTCTTTTAGGAACTGGTATCTATCCTTACCCTTTAATATATTAGCTGTCAATTTAGATATTTGTTGACCTGTTCTACCATGTTTGCTGAACTGATTAACAGCATTCATTCTGGACAACTCTTTCAAGAATGTAAGTTGCCTAGTTATTAATGCCAACTCCTCTTTCATGATTGCAGCTATATCACCTCTAATAATCCCATATTTCTCTTCCTTTGGGAAGTAGGTTTCTAAGAAGTAATTCATAGTAGCATTGTGCCCAAATGGATTATTGATGTCTAAATCAGTAGTAGAACTGGCATCGATAACAGCACTAAGCATGTCTATGATTTTGAATGCTTGGTCTATTTCCTTCTCCTTATTACCGTCCAATACGTAGTCAGATACAGAAGGGGCATTCTCTAGTCTTCTATTTTCATCTCTTAGTAAGTCAAAGATAGTGAGTTTGCTTCCATATACAGTATTAGTAAGTTGGTCAAGGAAATCATATACTGGACTAGTTTTGATTTGTAAAACATCCTTCCTTAATTGAGCTATAGTAGCATTAGTAGGATTAGACATTACAAGACTTTCCATATCCTTAGCTGCTTGTACAAATGTCTTCTCGAAATTATTTATTCTCTCTTCGACTTTCTCCATTACTATAGGAGCGTCTTCCGAAGGGTACACATCCCCATTGTTGTCCATGAAGTCTAAAGTGTCATAAACAAGTCTCTTTCTATGTACATCAGAATGAAGAATATTATGAATATTGTCTATAACAGTATCCAAATTATTACCGTCTATGTCTTTTAATGTTTCTAATAAGGCATCATATATAGGATGTGGTATTCTGTTCCCGTCTATATCTAAAACTGGTACATCATTTGCAATAGCTTTTAACACTACATCAAATGCTGCTTCATTAGAGATTTTGTCTCCAAGTACACTTAATAGAATCTCCTTGGTATCAGCATCCATAAATCCAAACTGCATAGCTTGTTGTATTACAGCTTGCACTCTTCCGATTACTTCTAGATTCTGAACTTCAATAGCTTGTCTCCTTAAGTCTGCATCAACTTCAGATTCGCCTTCAATAGGAGAGAATCTTTCTCTTACGAACTTCTTGTTTAGTACTGGTCTAATATTCTTGTCTCTTCCTAATTTAGAAATAAGTACCTGTTCAGCATCAGCACCTTCTGGCACATCTAACTTGTCAACAGTGGCTCTTAAATCGATTAGATTATTATATGCCCATGCTTTGAACTTATAATAATCATCGTAAGTTACTGTACCTTCTTCGAGTTTAGTAGAGAAATCTTTATTAAGCTTCTTAAATATACCATATGCTGTATCAAGAGCTTGCATCTTGTCTTGCTGTTTATAAGATGCATAATCAGACTCGTAACCTTTAACTTGTTCAGGAGCCATATCTTGGAATCTTTGTCCTGATTTAAACTCAACAAAATCCCTAAATGTTGGTGCATAGAAGAATGCATTTACACTATTATCAATAGCAAACAGCATTTGTCCAGTGTAGTATTCAGAGAATGTTCCGTCTAAGAATTTCTGTTTCTTCAAATCAAGGTCAGCCTTCTCTTGTCTTAACCTTTGTAAGTCGTCAGCATAGGTAATACTCTTCTTACTTTCTGTTCCAGTGTCTTGTGTATTAGACTCTAATGCAGCTATCTTTCTACGAACTTTTACAATGTCAGAAACTAAACTGTTAAAATCCTGAAGCATTTTGCCATTATATCCGTTCTCTATAGCTCTACCGAACTTCTGCCCGTCTGATACCTCAAAGCTAGCTAGAGCTTTCATCCTAACGTCTCCCATTACCATTTTGTCAAGAAGCTGTTCATCAGAGAAGTTAAGCCCTTCTTGATTAATAACAGCGTCAAGATGCTGTAGGTAATTCTTAGTCATGGTATAGACTGCTTCGTTTTGATTGTCACTAGGAGTAGTAGGAGAGGTCCATATTGTGCCTTGGTCTGTATCTTCTGTCTTAGTAGCAGATAGATTCTTATTACCAAGCTTGCCCTTTCTCCGCATATCATTCAGCTCTTCCATTAACTCACTAGTTCTACCATTTCTAATAAGGTAGATAAGTTCTTGGTTAGTCTGTTCATTAGTAGCCTTTCTATTCTGTGCAATATCTACACCATAGAAGATAGCACCACCAAGGGCTCCTCCGAAGAAGTTCATACCATATCTTTCAGCTGCATTCTCCCAAGCGTCGAGTTTCTGTTTACTCTTAGTGTAACCCATTTCCTGAGCCCAGTTAAATGTAGCTTTCGATAGGTCAACTACCAATTCTTCAGACATTTCTTCCAGACCTTCACCTATGGCCTTACCTACGAATCCTGTAGTATGATTTCTAATGTCAGACCAATAATTAGAAGAGTATTGTTTAGCAGTATTAAACATCTTAGCCAGCTTGTTAGGCTTAGGCATGTTACTGGTAGCAAGTTGACCCAATCCCTTATTAATTTCTCCAGTTACTTGTGAGATAGCCTTTCTATAAGTGAGAGCGTCTCCTTTAAGCTCTGGGAAGAATAATTCACCAAGTCCAGTTCTATCAACTGCATACATACCAGCTACTGCTCCCCATGCTATAGCTGCTGCTTCTGCTCTATCAGCTCCTTGCTCTATAGCATCTTCAAAAGTCTCAAGACCTTGCATCATAGCCATATAACCTAGAGCTGTATTAGCTGCCATTCTGTTATTTCTTTTAAGAATAGTCTCAAACGCTTTTGTACCTTTAAGCCTATTCATCTCATACAAGCTGCCTATGACTCCTTTATATTTATCAGGATTAGAAGCCAGTAATCTAGTTGATTCCAAATCAGCAGCTTGCATTGCAGCTTTGTACTTCTTATCTGTACCTAGTAATGCATTCATGCCTTTGAAGATAGTTCTTTGCTGTCCCCACTGTAATGCCACATCGGTTACTAAATCAAAGAAATTCTCTGCTGACATCAATTTACCTTGAGAGTATTCTGATTTAGAGCCTTTAAATGTCCTACCTATACCTTGTATTAGGTTAGCTGTAGGAGTGTCTTCATTTAATCCTAGAGTAGATTTATAAATAGTAGGTAATATATCCATTAACTGGGCACCAATCATAGCTCCTCCATATACCAAATTCACATAAGGTACAAATAAAGGTGCTAGTGAAGTCACTGTCTTCATAACAGTACCAGTAACAGACTTATCAAGTCCGTCAGAATCAAAGAAGTCATATTTATTAGCAGCAGAACCGTCTACTGTGAAACTGTCAAACATAGATTTAAACTTACGACCATAAGCTTCTCTTCCGGCTAGTGTCTCATAGTAGTAGGTTCCTTCGTCATTGTATTTAAGGTCACCTTTACTATGCTTAACTATTCTGCCAGAGTATGGGTCTTTATGCTCTCCGTCTGAATCCCATTGGGCAAGTACTAAAGGTTCTGAAAGTGATTTCAAGAAACCTAATGGGCTGCCAAATAGAACATTATCATTAGGAGTATAGTCTTCGTACTTACCAGTTTCGTAGTTAAATACCTTCTGTGTTTGTGCTAGTTCTGATGCTGTCCATTCTCTATTATCTGTGCGTCCTATTTGTGACACACCAGTCTTCAATCTATCAGGATTAAGTACCCTTCTAACATTAAAATTAATAGGTCTATCCTCTGCATCATTAGGTTTTAATTGAGAATATGGGTCCCAATCAACGTCCTCCATGATTGTATCCTCGAATTGGTCATTGGCAAACTTCTGATAAGTAAATGCAGCACTATCATACTTTTGGTTAAATGCCACTTCATTAAACTTACCATTCTCATCCTTAAACATTTCTTGGACAAACTTACTATTCCTGTAAGTATTCTTATCTAGTAATCCAGTATTATCAGCTGTTAATCCCACATCTCTAAAATTGTCCATAGTAAATGAAGGATTCTCTAATTGAGCTACAAACCAATCATTAGGTTTCTTTATATCATTCATATCAATTATTTAATATTTTAGATGTACTTGGAGTCATAAATGAGTCTAATTTGGATGCTCTAGCTGCTCTTCCTTTTAGGATTGTCATATCTCCCCAGTCAGCAGGTACAGTAGGATTCTCGCCAGCGACGTTAAGAGCTAATCCAGCACTCTCTCTTAGTGGCATATAAGCAACTGTTTTATATATGTCATCATAAGGTTTCATTCCAAGTGTTCCTTTAAATAAGTTCTCTATATCATCAGGGTCAACATTAGGCATACTTCTGATATTAGTCATATAACCTTCCCCTGCCCTATCTACATCAATCGCACCTTTCTTGCTGCCAAACCATGGGTCTTCCCCGCTAGCATATACGTTAGTCATTAAGAAAGGACGGAATTTAGATTTGTCCCAAACTAGTCTTCCGTTAGCATCTTGCACCATATATCCTTCTAAGTCATGCTTCATAAGTATGCTCTGCACTTCATCAGCACTTATATTAGCTCCTCTGGATTCTATTTCTTTTTGAGCTTCAATGAATCTAGGCATAAGTTCAAAGTCTGGAGCTATACTACCGTTTTGGTCATATGTGTATGGTAGAACTGCTCTTGCAAGTTGAGTTCCGTCATACAGCACCTGCCCAAATTTAGAAGAATCAACTTTCTGATTGCCTAAATGAATGCTATTACTGTCAACAATACCTCCAATTCCAGACATTAGTAATGACTCTAATGAGCCTTTAGCAACTAAGTTACCATCTTGTCCTTGTGGTGTACCATAAAATACAGCATCTGCTTCCATTCGGTAACCTTGTCCAGGATTAAGTATATATTTACCAGCATCCCCATTCTCTCCCATGTAATAAGACATAATAGGTTTAATCTGCATAGTCTTATTAGATTTAGAGCTAGATTCAGATGCTCCCTCTGTGGCATTCTTATCATAATCTACTTTAATAGAATAGTCAGAATCAATTCCAGATGAAATCATACCAGCCAGTAATTCATATGCACCTTTAGTAGGGTCCAATCCAGACAATGCAGCCTTACCTCTTAGTAAAGCCTTAGCATTATTAGGCATGGTAGACAGCAAGTAAGTAAGAGCTACTTTAGCCTTCTTTGATTGGTCAGTATTACTTTCTGTAATTTTATACACTCCGTCCTGTCCAGCAGCTAGTAATTCATCTATTCCCTCCTTTATATCTTTACCTTTCTTAGTTTTAAAGAACTCTTTAGAAGTACTATCCTTACCTATTTTACCAATAAGGTCCCATACTGTCTTATTAATACTGTCCATGCTGACTCCATTAGCAATTACAGTTGATATATTATTAGCATACGGCAATTTATTAGCTCGTAGGTCAGCCAGGTCTGCATTAGTAAGAACTCTATCACCTTGCTCTAGAGTTGCTTTAGTAGTAATTCCGTCCTCTCCCATTACATAATATCTGCCGTCAGTAGTAATTGCCATTTCACCAAAGGAGCCGTTCTTCTGTGACTCTGCTATAGCATCTTTTAGTTGAGTTTTGCCCTCTCTAAGTCTTGCCATTAGTTGAAGAGTTCTTCTATAAGCTGTGGCAGTTTGATTTGGATTGAATGGGTTGTTCTGACTACTGAATAGATTACCTATTTCTTCAGCTACTGCATCAGTATCACTAATAAGTCCTTCTTTATACAGAGCAGTAATCAATGACTTATCTATACCTCCTATTGTATTCTTATCTGCTTCTACATTGCTACTCATTGCTCCTTCAACGTAGGGAGCTGTAGGTTGCGGTTGAGGAACGTTAGTATAGCTAACAAAGGCGGGAATACCCCCGCCCTGTAGCTTCTGTATTTTATTTATTATTTCCATGACATTCCTTTCTTAATTAGTTCAGAAGTTAATGAAGACATATGTTTAATCATATCAGCATGTTGCTTCTTCGCTGCCATTATGTCTTTATGGAATTGCTTATTATCTGCTAGCATTCTTCTGTTGAAATCCTTAGCTCTTTGAATTATAATCCTTTCCTGGGCTGTCAACCTTCCACCCTTAGCATAAGTATATGGGGTATTAGGAGAAGGAGTAGTTCTTTGGAACATCCAAGGCATTCCAACATTATTTCTAGAATAATTAAGCATATCTGTATTGTACTGTCTTAATAATTGTTGCTGTTTAGCTGTATCCCCAGCTTGAACTGCTGCATCATATTGTGGCTGCATTGTAGATAGTAACCCCTGCCTATAAGATTCAGCATCGTATTGTTTACGAGCTGCTCTATTCTGTCTGAATTGATTTTCAATGCCAGATAGGTAAGGATTAATAACTTGCTGATAATTAGCTGTAGTCTTAGCAGAATCAATTTGCGCCTTAGCAGCATCAATTTGTAGCATTGAAGCTCTATTTCTATTGGCAACATCAGTTCTTCTAGCCTTAGCAGCATCTGACTCTTGTTGAGCCATCATTCTTGTCTTATAGAACATATCAGCATCAGCCATATCTCCTTGGAATCTTATATCACCAGCTTTGTTCTGTGCTTCTAATTCTCCAGCAAGCTGAAGCGATGCATCAGAAGTTCTAGGTCTAGCGGCAAGAGATGTCAAATTAGAAGCTTGCCTATCAGCAGATGCTTTAGCAAAGTAGTTACCAGTAATGGGTACAGTGTTCTCATATGTATCTATTAGCAATGGTTTTAGTCCAGCTTTGTACTGTTCAGCTGCCTTGTTATTAGTTGCCAATCCTCCAACCATTCTGCCTAATGCTATCACATCCTCTGGCAATACACTAAAACCTCCTAAACCTTTCTTTTCACCTCCAGCTGCTCCGCGTACAGTACCGTCTCCGGCAGCTTTCTGTGACCTTTTAGCATCTCTAATTTGCTTCTTAGTAGGATTACTACCCATAGCTGGAACTGGAGATTCTAGTTTAGTTGGCATAGCTGGTTGTGGATTTCCACTAGTAATACCTGCTGCCTTAGCTTTAGGCATAAAATTCAACATCCCGGTGTCTAAATTCTTAACAACATCAATATTATCATTAACTCCAGCTCTAACTTTAGCTAGATTATCAGCACTGATATTGTTAGTTCCTAGATGTCTTAACCAAGTTTGGTCTCCTGCATATCCGTCAGCAGTCCATTGAGTACCCTTGTCAGAACTTCCACCTCTACCTGTTATTCTACCAGATTTAACCAGACTAGCCATAGTTCCAGTATTCACTTTAGTATTAGTATTAAAGTTAGTCTGATAGTTAGCTACGTTCTGATTATAAGATAATCTAGAAGCCCCAGGCTTAGTAGCAGTAAATCCAAGATTACTGTAATCTCTTTGCATATTATTGTATGTACTAGCATTTGCTGGGTTAATCATGCCTAATGTGTCGTTGTAACCAGCACTTCCTAAGACGTCTGTGTTCCAATTCAAATCATTAGCAGATTGTACATTACGTATAGCTTTACCTCCTTGATATTTAGGAATTAACACTCCTCCGTTAGCTTTCTTAGTAACTCTGTCATCCTTAGACTTCTTCTTAGTCTTAGGTTTAGATTGCTTCTTAGGAAGTTCTCTTTTAACATGAGCAGTACTACGTTTGGGCGGATTAACTAATTCCCATAAGTATCTGGCATTCTTATCGGTAATCTTATTAGTAGGAGTAACAGTAATTTCAGTTGGAGTTGGTGGAGTATACACATTCCTTCTAGGAGTTACATCCTCATATCCAAAATCCTTTTTATTCTTAACTGCTTCATCCCATACTTTATTGTACTCACGTTCAGCTACTGGTTGGAATACTTCTCTGTAAGTCCTTTCCTTATTAGCTCTGGCTGCTCCAGCTAATGGTTGTTTAGGTGAAGGTTGATTAGTAGCCCATGCAGTCAAAGCTTCATTTCTAGCTTTTTGAGCTTCTCTAGCTTCAGCCTGCTTATTAAGCCTTTCATTCCTAATAGCTTCATTACGTCTGTTTCTATCTCCTGTGGCTCTAGTTTGTGCCAGCTTGTTTGGGTCAGTAATGTCTACAACTTGTCTTGACTTACCATCTCCCATGTGAAATACCCTGTTAGACGGAGTTACTTGATTAGGGGCAGGTAATGCTAACAGCTCTGAAGGCTTAGCTTGACCTTTATTAAGATTTCTGTATTTGAAAGAGTTGTACCATTGAGCTGGCTTATCAAGACCAGGAATAGATATAACTCCAGTTTGCATTCTTTTAACTATTCCCTTCTCTGAATCTGAATAGACTAGAGGCACTTCGATATCACCTTTAGTAGTGCTGACTATTTTAGTTTTGTTGAAGTTGTATTCTGGTCTTACTACAGAATTGGGCAAACTAGTTATAAACGGATTGTGCCATGAGAAATTAACTTGACGACCTAATCTATCATCACTCTTAGTAATCTTCTGGAAAGCTGCCTGTTGGTCTTTGAGTTTACCATGACTAGCTATCTCGTCCAACTGCGCTCCAGTGACAGTGTATTCTTTACCAGTAGCGCTAGTTATTACATGATTTCCAGTAGCAGCAGCATTTCTAAGCTGTTTAGATTGTATTTGGCGTTTAACCCCTTTACCACCCCCAACTACAACTTTTATTAGTTCAGCCAAGTTTCTATAATCATCTACGGAAAGGTCTTTTGGGTTAGTAGCCAACTTTCTAGCTGATTCTATACCAGGGCCTGTATAGTTTATTGCAGCTGCTGCCGATAATAGTCTTGGAGTCCATTTTATAAGATTCTTGACTACCTTACTACCTTTAGCTGCCGCACCCAGTCCGGGAATTAATCCAACTGTATCTAAACCTAAATTCATAGCTAGACGTCCTGCATCTCCCCAGTCAAGACCATCTTGGCCCCAATCAGCTCCAAAATTGGCCAGTGTTCCAGCATAACCTACTACCCCAGCTCCAGGTATCATAGATATTAAATCAGCACCTATAGCCCCAAGCCTTGCATAATCAGAAGCAGTGAATCCAGTATCTGCTGGCTTTCTGCTATCATTAACGGCTTGTTGTGGAGATTTACCAGATGCTACAGATTGTTCTACTTTAGCTTCCTTGTCAGCTTGACGTTTAGCATCTCTCTCCCTAATAGCTTTAAGTATTTCAGCAGTAGCAGCTTCCCTATTAAACCCTATGCTTCCTCCCTGTTGGAAATATGAACCTCCCCGCTTTGGTACTCTAGGAGCAACTCTAGGTTTTGAACTATCAGTAGGATTCTCATAATGAGCATAGGCTATCTGTTGCAACGCAGGTATATCTAGCATAGATACTTCCTTGTACTGTTTAGTTTCAGGATTATATGCTATACTAGTATAATTATTGAAATCATATGTAGTGGGCACTGCTACAAAGCCATCGCCTATGTCTGGGAACTGTGACCTCATGACACTTAAGGCAGCATCCATATTATTAACTATATGCTGCCCGTTGTCTGGTCTAAATGAAGTTCTTCCTAATACATTGGTAAAGTAATTTGCCATGTCTGGTTGGCCTTTCAAGTAATCCAGTAAGTTGTCAATATTGTAATTAGGATTAACATTGCCGAAATGTCCTGACATGGAAGATTTAAACGGATTATTCTTTCTATAATCCTCAAAGTATTTCTTAGTAGCTTCAGTCTTCAGTTCAGCCTTGTTAGTATCTATTATTTCTTTCTCCTTATTAGCTTGGTCTCTTAGACCTTTCTCTACATAGGCGTTAATTGCTTCGTCTCCTAATATTCCTTTACTTTTGGCATCTGCTATTAAGGACTTCCTGTAAGCATCTATCAAGTTTACATCATTACCTCCTTTAGAGACTTCGTCATTTAAATAAGTACCTAAATCTCCATAGCCCATAGCGGCAGAGAATTTTAGGTCTTCAGGGTCATATTTATTGTCTTCTAGAGCTTTTAACAGGTTAGAGCTTCTCTCTATCCAATTCTCTCTAGTTCCGAATACATCTTTGTTATATTCTGCTTCTGGATTATTAATGAAATCATTATGACTAGATTGTATTGCTTGTCTTAGGAATCCTAAGCGGTCTTGTGAATTAAACTTCCTCCATAGACTATCATCCCAGTTTCCTCCCATAGCTATATTAGCTAGTCTTTGTTTAAATGAAATTGGAGCTGCCTTAGTTTGAGGTTTCTCTTCAACCTGTGCCTTATAAGGACTCATACCTTTAATATAGCTTAATGCATAATCACCAACTCTGTTGAATGCATTATTCTCTGTATTCTTAGTACCTAATCCTAGAAATTTCTTGTCATATTTACCAGTACTACTCATTTGCCCAGAAGCATCTGTAAAGGTTCCGTCTCCATTCATAGTCACAGTCCCGGACTTAAGACCCTCTATGAATTGACCAGCAGCCTTTCTGAATTGGTCAGCTTTGTCCCCTTTTAGTCCGTTATTCTGTATATAGGTGTCAATGTTTCTATATAAGCCAGATACTAAATCTGATTTGTTATATTTGTTAACATCTTTCCACTCAAACAGCTCTGGTTCTTGTGAGGACTTGCCACCAGTTTGATACTTTCTTATTGCTTGTGACATATCGTATTATAAACTAAGAAAGGGACATATACTGTTTGATATATGCCCCTTTCTAACTTGTTAAATGATTATCTAACTCTTCTAAGTTTAGAACCATTTCTTGCAAAGGTTGGTTCCTCTTGAGGAGCTTCTCCAGGTCCCATACCTCCCTGTGCTGCCGACATAAGAGTCTGACATACAGCTAGAGCTGCTTCGCAGTTACCTGTTTGCACTGCCTGTGCTGCCACTTGAAGAATCTGTTCCATAGGATTACCTGCTTGTGCTCCTTCCGGTGCTCCGCCTTCCATTGGTGCTCCTTCAGCAGGTGCGCCTCCTGCTGCGGGGTCTTGTGGTACAGGAGCTGCACCACCTTGTTGCATAAATCTAGCTACTTTACTTTGAATTTTCATAATTATGTTAATTTAAAGATTGAATTGTGTTTATTATCTCTTGCAAGTCATTATTCTTATAGTTATACCTTAAAACATATAACTTACAGTTATTAGCTTTACATTTCTCTAGTTTGTGACTGTCTCTTTCAACAGTTTTATTATATCCAATTACTCCTCCAAACTTAGCCATAGGTTTATAATGCTGCTCTCCATTATATTCTATAGCAATATTATATTTAGGTATGTAGATGTCAAATCTTTGCTTACCTAGCCAATCCGGACTATATTCATATAATATTTCCAAATTTGGAAGCTCGTTACACAACCTGTTATATAGATTATATTGTGACTTATATAAACATTTCGGACATCCTCTGCCTGATAGGTGTGAGTGAGGAGTCTGGTAGAACTCACCATGAATAGGGCATACTATACAGACATTGACTCTATTAGTAATATATGTAACTTTAGAGTAGTCATATTTATAATTATGTACTTTATTAGCTTTCTCTATAAACTTATCAGTACTATTTCTGCATTTCTTTCCTACAAGTGCTCTAGCACATTTTGGACATCCATGCCCGTTGAACAAATGAAGCGGTTTAGCTTCAAACTCATGAGAGCATACGTTGCATTTAACTTTAACTTTGGTTTTAGCATCTATATATTTAACTTTAGATATGTCTAATTTATCACCGAATGTGTTTGTCAGCCTAGTTATGACTTCTTCTTGTGTTAAGTACCTACCCATAACATTGTATTTGACTACAAATTTAGTGACTAAATTAGACATATCAAAGCTAACCGTTACTATTGTTATTTACATCAATGTAGATAGTAATTATATTAAAATACTATGGTTACTATTCAGGAGCCTCCACATATTCAGGCTCACGTTCATCTTGCTGTTTTAAATAGGTAAACATCTTCTTCCCGAGTGCCTTATAATCTTTATCTGCCTTAGATTTATCTGCTCTCTTAGCCATACGAATAAGAGTTTTAGTATTCTTTCTACTAAAGATTCTCTCTCCTCCATTTAATTCCATCTGAGTGGAACCATCGGGAGCTATAACCTTCATAGTTGGTACTTCATCATCGTCATCTATGTCAAGCTCATCTCCTTCCTTAATTCCAGAACCTTGATTTACTTCTAATACAAACTGCACATCGTCTTCTTCAGCAATAGTTTCATCGTGCGGTTGTCCCTTATAAACTGATATTACTTCAAAATCTTCATCAATAAATATTATATCAAGTGGAATGTCAGTATCTTGCATCCAGAAACCAACTGTTTGAGGTTCATCATATATGAACAGCATACCTTCATCTTCAGCAAGCTCTTTCTTGCCTTGCAGTCCTTTGGTCTTCTCCTCATCTGTTTGAGCTACCTCTACATTATACTTCTTATCGCCAATTTCTATTCTCATTCTACTACCTCCATTAAACCTGTATTGTCAACAGTGTTATTAATAATTTCATGTGCAAGTAATTTGCCAGCTTCTATAGCCGCGTCATCGCTTCCGTCCTTCATAAGTTCTTCTAGTTTCTTAGTGACTTCTAACCTGAAGATGATTTCATTACGCTCAATTTCAGCATGTTGCTTCAATTTACCACCTTCCTCTTCCGTTACTACAGGTATTCCTTTACTAGTTACTTGTTCATACTCTGGACTAATATCCTCCAAATGATGCTTGTGTGCGTGTAATGCTCCGTCTGGGATTACATTAACTTTACCTCCCTCTGCGAACTTCTTTGGAACATATTTATAATAATCTCCAGACATATCTAAATCATAAGCGTTTCTGAACTTTATTGCTTCTGGGTCTTTAGAATTATACCACTCTAATTCATATTTAAGAGTTGGATGATTCTTAGCCTTCATAAATTCATAGATACCTGTTTTAGGATTTAGATAGACAGAGTTTAGGTGATTCTTCCCATTCCTTAAATCTTCTACACTAGATGTTCTCCAGGCCTCTAATTCCTCCTTAGGAGCTAACTCAAAGGCCCTTCTAAGATTATATGAAGTAGTATCGTTTCTATCAGAAGGAACAGTTTCATACCAAGACTCAAATGTTATCTTAGGAGCCGCTCCTGTAATTCCGTCTACCTTACCTCCCTTTTGAAGCTTATTAACTTCTCTAGCTTTATTAAGAACTTCTCTAGCCCATTGTGATTCAGCATCTAGTATCTTCATTCCGTTTCTACCAACTGCCATATTTCTATAACCTCCACTAAGTGCTAGTTCGTTTCTAAGACCAATTCCACTATAATTAGAAGCTGCAAATGCATCTTGTGCTTCTTGATTAATATCAGATACCAAATTTTGCTGCCGTTTAGCTTCTGCTATTTGTGCATTAGCTTTACGTCTAGCCTTACCACTGAAGGCTCCGTACTTCTTACCACTTTTGGTGAGAGCATCATCTACCTTAGCCATCGAACCTCCATAAGCTGAACCTTGCTGTTCCCAGGTTTCGTTATCTTTATAAATAGTATCAGCCTTCTTAGCTCCGAAAGCATTTACTAACCCCATTGGAGTTAACTTCATAAATTTACTATCAAGAATCTTATCAGTAGTAGTCATTTGGTCGGTTCCTACTCCTAAAGCTGTAAGTCCATCTGACAACATACCACCAATCTTCATTGCCCCTCCAACGATAGTTCCTACTCCAGGTACACTAGAAATCATATTAGCTGCTGCATCATATCCCTGATTTAAGCCAGTAGTAAGTGCTGATTGCTCCTTCTTCGGAATAAAACTGCCAATCATATCAGCATAGCCTCCTGCCTTAGACATGGTGTTACCGATATTTGCTTTACTAAACAGCCCTCCACCAGGTTTAACAGTACTTCCAGCAGTTCCAGTTGCCATATTAGCAGCTGATTTAGATAATCCATTGACAGCTTTATTAGTATTAGCATTCATTAGTAATGCCTTAGAAGCCATGTCACCACTAGCCGCACCAGCTTGTAATAAAGGATTATTGGCGGGAGAGAATTTATCGAAGTTAGCGGATTGTAATCCAGTCATTGCTGTATAGAGGTCGCTACTAGACTGTAGGGGAGTTATACTCCCCATACCTTGTCTTAATAGCGAATTTCCCCATTGGAATTTCATAATTTTACGCATAACTTATTGTATATAATGTCTTTAATGCTGTTATTATTGCTAACTCTTCGCCAGTATATCTTACTCTAATCTTGATGTATTTGTCTCTAAGTCTTGCTTCCTTCCTACCACTCCACCAATCAGATGTGTCTATATCTTCAGGTCCATATCCTAAGTCTATTAAATCTTGAGGCATATAGTCTTCCACAGGAGTTTCTGAAGTTATATCAAATCCTTTTAAGTCGTTTGGTATAGGAGAATTACCTACAGAGATAGGAACCTTATCTATAGTTTCCTTAGTAAGTTTTGCTGTATTCCATGCTGGCTCGTTTCGCTGTACAAAGATAATAGGATTAATTTGAATATTCCAAACATCTCCTTGATAATTCATATTTCCTCTTAATCTTCCAATTCTTGGGTCTTTAATATCAGCAGCCTTAGCATGAGTCCAGACTCTAAACTCATCCAGCTTCTCATTATAAACTATTTCAGAACCTGATAGATTAACATAATCCTTATTAGGAGCAGTCTTACCTTTGTAATAGTCCTCAATCTCATTAAACGTATCTACTCTAGCATAGTATAATGGGAACATTGTAGATTTCACTTTCTGTCCCGTAGGTTTCCAGTTTCTAAGAATGTCTCTTTGCTTACCTCTTAGGTCTAAGAAATTCCTGTTGTACAGTATATCAGAACCATTATATTGATAGAAGTCCTTAGTAGCTTCTTGTCTTATATACATGTTCTTCTTGTCCTCATGGAACTCATAGCTCTCACCTACTACTTCATAATGGAATGAGTCCGGAACAGCCTTGTTACTTACAATTTGCAAGTTCTCGAATATCTTATGTGTAGCTGGGTTATCAACTACTACAAATTCATACTCAAATGGATGCTGTTTACCATACCAATAACATGGTTTAATCTTGTCCTTAATATCAATGATTCCAGACTGACCATGTTTCCAGAAGTCTGTTGTTAAATTCAAACCTTCATTAACTCCATTGTCTAGTACTTCCTGCTTAGTTATGGCAATTGATGATTGATACAAACCTGCATTATATGTCACGTAATCTTTCCATCCAGCAACATAATCATCTAAGTCTTGTGGTGCAGATTCTGAAGAGTATAAATAATCTATAGTACACTGTAGATTTAGTTGCACAACTGGAACTGTCCATTCAAAATCTTCTTTTAAAGCTAAGTACGACACCTTATTTTGTTTCTCTCCTTCAGTAATAATCTTAAAATGCTTATACATTCCAAAATTATCTTTAACTATCTCATATGTAAGTTCTATCTCTAGACCAGTATTTTGGGTGTTCGGAAGAGACCTATTAACAAGCCCTAGTTTAGTTAACTTCATGTCATCCTTGGTCTCCCAATCGTCTATGACAACATTACTAAGA